GCAACATCGGCTACCCGATCACCGGCATCCGCCTCAACGTGACGACCTGGGCTTCCGGCACCGCGACCATGGGGGTGGCGCTATGGGGCGAAGTGCCGTTGGCCCTCGCTCAATCCGGTCCGAACGGCGGCATCGCTAAGCTGAACAACGGGATCGCCGGAAAAAACGGTGGAATCTCAGGTTCTACCGCTGGCATCTCCGGCCCTGGCGGGGGCATCTCCGGCCCTGGCGGTTCTGGCTGCGCAACTGGTACGAATATTGTTTATCTCACGACCGCGAATAACGGAACTCCATGGATAGTTCCTCCGTGCGCTGCGGTTGCAACAACCTTGACAGTCGAGACAATCGGCGGCGGAGGTGCGGCAGGATGGGCACAGAGTGGCGTATCTTGGGGTAGTGGAGGCTGTGGCGGGGCGTACAGTAGTATAACCGGGACCCCTACGGCGCTCTCGATAACGGCCGCTCAATCAATTACTTTTACCGTAGGCGCGGCCGGCGCAATTGGCGGCGCGCACAATACGGCTGGAGGAGCCGGTGGGGACACATGGTGGAACGGCGCCTCGTTAGCTGCTTCGTCTGTAGGATCGAAGGGGGGCGGTGGTGGTCAAGTCGGGTTGCCGGCTGCTGCTTGCACGCAAGCCCTAGCGTCGGCTGGAATTGGTACAACAAAGTTTTCTGGCGGTATCGGCGGAAGCGGTAGTACCACTGGCGCTGGTGCAGGGTCTGCGGGGCCTCATGGCGCCGGCCAAAATGGCGGCACCGGCAATGGCTCCAACAATTCAGGCGGTGGCGGCGGCGGAAGTGATGGTGGCAGCGCTGGCGGCATAGTAACAAATGCGCAAACGACTACTCCTGGCGCGGTTGGCGGCAGTAATTTTGGTGGTCTTGGCGGTGGTTTTGGTGGGGTCCGCAGCGCGACCCCTGGCGCGGGCCAAGCAGGCCAAAATGGCGGCGGTGGCGGCGGTGGTGGCGGCAATTCCGGCAGCGCTGTAGGTGGAGCGGGCGGCGCCGGAGGGCTTGGAGCAATCTGGGATGCAACGCATGGCCCCGGTGGTGGTGGCGGTACAGCAGGCGGACAAATAAGCGGCGCCACGGGTGCAAACGGTGGGGCCGGTGGACTTTATGGCGGCGCCGGAGGATCAAATGGTTCGGGTTCCTCGACTGACGGAACGCCGGGGGCAGGCAGTGCGGGAATTATCGTAATCACGTACACGAACGATCCGACGAGTGGATTTACCGTCGCGCTTACAGTCACAAATTCCGATGCGGTTGCATTCACATCGCAGCCAATTCCGATACGGATATCGTCGGCTGATATCAACTGGAGTCATGTCCGCGTCGATGGCGGCGATATTCGCATCACTGAGGCCGATGGCGTCACGGCGGTTCCTTATTATTTTCAGACTTGGGACTATGCTCATAGGCTGGCGGTGATATGGGCCAAGCCAGCTACTTTAGGGCCATCCGGCACCACGACGATCGATCTAAAATACGCCAATCCTTCCAATCTGGTAACAACGGCCAGCTATGATAACGTTTTTGCCAAGGTAAGCGCTTCTGTAAGTGGATTGCTCGCCCTTCATCACTTTGACGAAGGGACGGGGACTACATCAGCGGACGCTCTTGGGACCTATCCGGTAACATTGATCGGGGCTCCGACATGGGGAGCTAGCGACGGAGGAAATTTCCGCGTTCAACTTCCGAGACAATCGTTTGTCTCTGGCTCAAGCATAACCCTTAATGGCACGAGCCAATACGCATCAATCCCAACCTTGTTGGACACTGAAGGCAACACGACGGTTTCTATATGGGTCAATCCGCCAGCCTTGAACTCAAATGGAGCAGTACTCTGGACAAAGGTTAACGCAGCCACTGATTTCATGACTGTTTCGTTCACTGCGGCCGGAACCCTATCGTATAATTTGACTGTTGGAGGTACCGCGCTGATTTCTGCGGCTGTGAATGGTCACGGAAGTCACGTACTTCCGCTTAACAAGTGGTCTCATGTGGCATTCACTTATGGCAGCGGAGGGTTTCGTGCCTACGTTGACGCTGAAGCTGATTTGAACCTTCCAGCGATTACAAGCGTGCCTGGTAATGGAACAACTGCATCGACGCGTATTGGCGCGAGCTCAGCGGCTGCAAATTTTGGCAATTTCACATTTGATGAACACGCGGTGTTCAGCCGTCAGCTTGCTGATTGGGAGATCAAAGCCCTATTCGAGCGTCGCCCTGATACGCAAATCAAGGACGCATTTTCCAAGTTGTCGGTATCGTCAAAATTAATAACAAACAGCACTGACATTATCCTTGAACCAACGATTGTCGCCCTAACGCCTGGTTCGGTGTACCACGCATTTGTTCATGACGGCGGTACTAATTTTACGGTCAACCGTCTGGCACATTTTACCTCCACAAACGGCACGACATTCACCTTGGCATCTGCTGATGTTCTATCGGGGGCAACGGCATTATCTCCTACTATATGGTATGGAGGAACTTACGGCAGCCCCGCCGACGGGCTGTTTCACATGCTGGTTAACAACACAAGTTACACAGCCCCCAGCAATTTGTCTCATTGGACATCGCCGGACGGCACGACTTGGACCAATAATGGAACCATTCTAACGAGCGGAGGTCAGTTCACCGCCTACACGAATTCCGCCATATATTATCCCCCGAGTGGGGGTGTTGTTCTTTTAAACGAATACTGGAATGCTGCCATAGCGCAGTATGTCTCAGGAATGTGGACAGGAACATCACTGACCAGCCTATCGTTTGTTGGAAACACATCAGGCATGGTCTACGGCGGAGGCCCTGATATTCACGCGCTTGGCAGCGGAAAGTATCTTGTCCTAAATCATGGTTCTTTGATTGGGGCGACAAACGGCATTCCGACAGTGGGTCACGCCTCGATCACGACAGATTTCCTTAATTACATCGATGCTGGAATAACGCCCCAGATACAGCTTTACGGTCCAACATTTGATCAAGGTGACCAAACTGCTGATCTTTTCGCAATAGAGAATTTCGACGGCGCAGGAACCTCTATTGTCTACTTCGCTGGATCTAACGACGGGTCAACAGGGGGAAATAGTGCCAGTGGATATACAATAAATGCCGGAATCTTTACCGGGACTCTCGCGCAGTTGTTTTCCGATAATCTATCTTCGACGTTTGGGACCGAGCACTGATGACCCGCGTCATCCTCATAACTCTCTTGCTCTCATTTCCGGCCCAAGCAGCCGACAAGATGCTGATTCTCAACGATCAAGAGCAGGCGGCCCTGCGAGCCATTCTCGATACCGCGATCCACGCCCAAGGACTTACCGCCGTCAGCCGCAACGCCTTCGTGTTTTCCGACAAGCTGGATGCCGCCGGGCCGCCGCCACCTCCAAAGGAGCCTCCGCAATGAAACGCCTCCTCGCCCCGCTCTTAGCGGGGTTCGCGCTCCTCATTCCGCTCTTACCGGCCCCACAAGCTGCCGCCGTTGAAGCGCAACTATACTGCTACCAAGGGCCGACCAATCCGCAGTGGGCGCCTTGCAGTTCGACCAACCAGCTTCAGGTTAGCGCTTCGGTTTCGGCGTCAATCACCGGCTTCCCCGGCACGACGCAAACGACCGGCACCCCGATCGCGGTTACGACCGGCGGGGTTACCGGGACACTTCCGGCCGGCACCGTGGTGGTGGCTTCGAATGTGGGCGCTACCAACGGCGCGTACTGCAAGCTCGGCGCGTCTGCCACCACTTCGGACCAGCTGATCCCGCCCAATTCGTGGTTTGGCTTCACGGTCGGAACCAACACCCAGCTTACTTGCATCACCTCGACCTCGACCACCACCGTGAACATGGTGGGCGGAGCCGGACTTCCGACCGGATCTGGTGGCGGGGGAGGCGGGTCGGGAGGAGGCGTCGTCACCCAGCCGACAGCCTCCTTGCTCAACGCCACCGTGGTGGGAACCGGGACGTTCCCTACCCAGCTCACCGGCGCGACCAACAATATTAATAACATCGCCGGGACGATCTCGCTCCCAACGGGCGCAGCCACGTCGGCCCTGCAGACGACCGGCAATACGACGCTCACGACGATCAACACCACGCTTGGCTCCCCGTTTCAGGCGGGTGGCAATATCGGTAATATCACGGGCACGATCACGCTCCCGACTGGGGCGGCGACTTCGGCCAATCAATCGACAGAAATTACTTCGCTAGCCACGATTGCAACTAACACCGGCGCGGCTATTCCATCGCAGTCGCCGGCGGTTCCGATTGGCGGCATCGGTGTTTGCGATGGAGCGAACGGAGCCACCAACCCGTGTACCACGGCGATGACGGTTAAAGCCGTTTCTACGGCTCCTGTAACAGCAACGGATAAAGCTGCGGTCACCGTGCTTCGACCGGATAGCCCTGGCATCATTACGCTTGGACCGGCAGCAGATACGAGCGCGGTGCCTGAGGTTCTTACACCGACTGCAAATTCAAACTCTACATTGAGCCATGCCAGCACGACGGCGCTAGGGACATCTTTGGTCGCCAAGGCGTCAGCCGGCAATCTCTACGGTTTTAATTGCGCGGCAATTGCCGGCGCCAGTGGCGGTAATTGCATCGCCTATAACGGCACAACGGTCCCAGGAACCGGAGCGTTGACTGGCGCAAACGTGCTCGACTTTTGCACGTTCGATACCGGCTCTAAAGGTTGTTCTCTCTCGCGTATCCCGCTCCCGGTTAACTATGGAACCGGCATTGTGATTCTGATCAGCAGTGCTGCATCTCCATACACCTACACGACCGGCACTGACACCGGAGCTATCAGCGTGGATTACAAGTGATGCGCATCATCATAGCGTTTTTAACTGGCCTTTTGCTATCAGCCGCAGTGGCACAGAACGTCCAGTCGCCATCAACAAGCAACACCGTGCCCAAGACAGTCGTAGGCAGCCTGCCGGTATGTGCGGCCGGAACTGAAGGGCTGATGTACGGCGTGACTGACGCTCTTACGCCGGTTGCTCTTTCTGCCGTGACTGGCGGCGGAGCCATCCACGCTCTTGTGTACTGCAATGGAACTTCCTGGATCGTCGGATGACCAAACGCATCGCCACTTTCTTCCTGCTGCTTTATGCGGCTTTCTTTTGCTTTCAGCAGCAAGGGCGAAGCGCGGGGTGGTTGCCGCTTGCCGCGTCTCCAACGGGAGGGTGTTCGCAGGCGACGACATTTCTTGCTCGTACATCTGGTCTAAGCGGCACACAATCAACCGCCTATACGACTATGATCTGCGGTATGGTAACGGACGGCACCTACTGCGGAACAGTGCAGGATGGTTTTTATATTTTTGCCACTAATACGACAACGACAGCGAACCTTAATCTTTGCTCGACTAGCTTCGGTTTGACTGCGACTGGATCACCAACTTTTACCGCAAACCAGGGATATACCGGAACAGGCGCGACAACCGACTATTTATCTACCGGCTTCGTTCCGAGGACAGCCGGCGGGAATATGGTCCTTAATTCAACTTCCTTATCTGTTTGTGTTTTTACCAGTCGAACGACTAACAATAACTATGTTGAGGTTGGAGTCGGCGGTTCCGGTGGTGATTTTACTTATATAAAGCCTGAGGCTGGAAATTTCGAATCGGACATAAACAACGGAGCCTTTCCAACGGGCACAAACGCAAATGCGCAGGGTAATTGGATAATATCTAGAACCGGGTCAGCAAATTACGCAGTTTACAACAATGGCGTTGCGACATCATTTTCTCCGCGGACCTCTACTTCTGATCAATTGCCAGATGTCGCGGGAATAGACATTCTTGTTTTGAATAATAATAATAGCATCCAATCGGCGACAGCAGATCAGCTTGGCGCTGTGTGGTTTGGTGCGGGAGTTGGTGCCACGCCAGCCGCAAATATCTCAACTCGTATTAGAGCCTATTTTGCGGCGGTGGGAGCACCAAGTGGTTGCTAGGATCGCGCTAGCTCTTTGGATTTTCTGTTCGCCCGCATTTGCATGGACGCACGGCTCGTCAACTGCGAACACGGCACCAATCGGCTTCGGCCTCGGCGGCCTGACGATCAACGTCGACCAGCCGTTCCTCAACCTGATGCACGCAGGACAGTATTGGGGCGCCACCAGCGGCTCGATCGCCATTACGGGCGTTGGGGCCGGCGCGGTCGATGCCGCTAGCGGCACCGGAAGCGTGACGGGGACGGCGCTTACGATAACGACGGTTTCTACTGGCACGTATCGCAAGAACCAGACGGTGACCGGAACCGGCATCACGGGAAGTTCTGTCATCACCTCCGGCGGTGATTGCAGCCACGGCAATGAGCCGTGCTCATTTACGCTCAGCCAGTCTTCGTCAGCGACGGGCTCGATCGCTGTAGCCGGCAGCGGACATCTCGTCCGCATCAGCCTTGCATCCAACGCACCTGTTGTGGAAGCGACGGTCACGGCTTCGATCTCGACCGATCCCGAGCTGGGAAACCTCACGACCGCGACCGGAGTGACCGTCAGCGGCAACGTGATGACGGTGCCGAACACAAACATCATGGGCACGTTCGCGACCACGAGCGGGACCACTTGTGGCGCCAATGGCTGCATCGTGACGGGCGCTGGGTTCCCGGCGAACACCGTGATCAACACGGACGGGTCGACTACCAACACCGCCTGCGGTGGAGTGCAGTGCACGGGCAACAGAGTTGATCGTAGCGGCACGTTCGCGCTCAACAACTCGTTCACGGTCGCCTCAGGTGTGACCGTCACGGCGTCCAACACATTGACGCCAGTATTGCATGTCACAGCCGTCAGCAGCGGGCACATTCAGCAGGGTGCCTACGTCTCCGCGCCGGCAACGAACGGCACAACGATCAATATTTCATACACGGCGCTGACCGGCACGACTGGGAACTACAGCCTATGTGACGCTTTTACGTGCGGAACCCCGGCCGCCCAGACGCAATCCTCACAGACGTTCTTGATCAGCAGCATTCGCCCGAACGTATCAGGCGTGACGGGGCCGACGGAGGCCAACGGCTGCGGCTCCATCATCCCGGTTAACGACGGCGCGAGCTTCGACTGTGTTGGACTTGATTATTCCGGCACGACGTGGGGCGGCGCGGGGTCGATCTCGATCAGGTACGGCGAGTACAATTACGCTTTCAACCTCGATGCCAACGGCTATCCGCAATCGATGACCGGCAGCGGCATGGCCGCCGGCATCACTATGACGGAGTACGATCTAGGTAGTCTAAACCCATCAAGCGGGATCAACTCCAACGGCTACGACAACACGACGCAGACGGGGCCGTTCTATTCGGCCGGAAATTATCTCGTCCAGTACACAGGAGGCAGCGGAGGATGCGGCGGGACCGTCACCTATGGTGGCGATGCGGCGTGCTCGTCTACCGTCAGTCAAGGCACCGATGTAATAAACGTCGCGACGGCAACTGGTAGCGGCATCAGCGTTCAGATCAACAACATCACCGGCGGCTACGTCCACGGCATGTCGATGGTTTACTGTGGGACATATTCCGCAACGGCTTATTTACCATCGCATTGCAGCACCGGCTACGACACGCTTCTGGCCAATGGGGAGAACTTCAACCCTGTCTTCGTCGCCAAGCTCAAGGCGGGCGGCACAACCCGTTTCATGGACTGGCTGCAGGCCAACAACACCGCGCAGGTTAATTTCACTCAGCGGCCGACGCTGACGCAGCTATTCTGGCACGGCATCTGGAGCGTTAATCAGACCGACCCGATGCCAAACGGCACGCCAATCGAGGCGATGATTCAGCTTGCAAACGAAGCCGGTATGGACCCTTGGTTTAACATGCCGCTGCTGGCGACTGACGCTTACGTTACTTCGTTTGCCAACCTCGTGCACAGCAACTTGAACTCAAATCTTCGTGCCTATGTCGAGTGGGACAATGAAATTTGGAACGTCTGTAACGGTGCGAACCCGACGTACCGTCCTGGACTAGCTACCTCGATCGCGGCATTTCCGAACGCCGCGAACGTGTGCGGCGGATTTCGGGAGTATTTTGAATCATTGCGCGCAACGCAGGCGCGCTCACTGTGGAAAACTGCATGGGGCGCGGATGCTAACCGCGTCTTCGGCGTCATGGCAGGGCAGGGCGGCGGCGACGGCATCTGTTCGTTTGGGCCACTGAATTGCGTGCTATTGCAGCTCGCGCCTGGGGCCGATGGAAGTAATATCGCGACGCAGTGGACCGCTTACGGACTGCGCACGGATAGCGGCTCCTCTACCTCGGCCTCGATCACCGGCACGGTGATGACGGCGGGCGGCACTACCAGTGGCTTCAAGGTCGGGCAGTTTCTTACCGGCAACAACGTCACATCTCCCACCACGATCGCCTTCGACGCTAACAACACAACTCCGACTTCGTGTGGTGGGTCGCCATGCACGGGGAATACCGGCAACGGCACCTACGGGCTCACGGCGTCTTCGACCGCTTCGGCTACGAGCATAACAGGGGTAGCTGGAGCCTCAACCAACATCGACATATTCGCGGTTGGGAAGTACCTGCAGCCGTGCGGACCAGTCAGCAGCTACGACGGCTTTACGAACGATCAGTATTTTACTCAGATGAACACCGGCGGCCTTGGATGCACCGGTGGATCGCTTGCGACGACGGTGGCCGAGGGGCAGCTTGACTACAATACGGTTCACGCCTTTGGCCTTCCGATTGTCGCTTATGAAATCGGGCAGCAGTTTATCGCTGGTGGCGACACGTCAGCCGCACAGGTGTTCGCCAACGGCACGCGCGACGCTCGCATGGGGACGACATTTCAAAGCCTGTTCGGTCAGCTTAAGAGCATTGGCTTTGACGTGATGAATTACTACGTGCTGACGGGCCAAGCCACGCACTTCGGGGACTTCATCGGGCTCGAGAACATCAACCAGACGACTACGCCGACTTATGGTGGGATTTTGACTTTTAATGCCGCGAATCCATGCTGGTGGGGATCGCAGGCGCCGTGGGCGAGCGCGGGAGGATGTCGGTAAATGGGTGCGGTACTTCAAAGCGGTGCAGCAACTCCCGGCCACGCGGCCAAGTGGGTGACCGATGGCGTGATCGCGGATGCTGGCGGTATGCCGGCCGCCCAGCGTGTCCTCGCGAGCTTGCGCGGTGCCAATTTCAACACCACGAACGATCAGCCGATCGCCATCCCGCTCAACTTTACGGCGTTCCAGCTCAACTCGATCATCATCACGAACGCCTCCATTAGCCTGACGGCCGCCGTGGGAGGGTTCTACCCGCTGGCTGCTAAGGCGGGAACCCCGATTGTGGCGGCTTCGCAGGCGTATTCAGCACTTACCGGCATAAACTCGCTAATGACCGCCACGCTGGCAGCATTCGGTTCCGGCACCCGGTTCTCGTCAGCCAATCTCGGTAGCATCGGGGGGCTATTGGCAGTGTGGTTTTCATTAACGACCCCGCAGGGCGTTGCTGCGACTGCAGATATATACCTCATCGGTACGGACCTCTCATGAAAAAAGTTATTGTCCTTGTTCTGCTGCTTTATCCCGCGGTCGCGGGAGGGCAGCCGGTGCAGCAAAGCGGAAATGTCACGCCTGGACACGTCCCCGTTTGGATCACCAATGGTGTTGTGGGTGACGGGGGCACAGCTGCGCAAGGCGCGCTGTCTAGCCTCGGCATCACGGCTTCGGGTCCAAGCTTCTGCATCAACAGCGACCTTACGTCCGCCGCCGGCTGGCAGCAGTTTTGTTTTGGCGTAACGACCGCGGGCGGTGGTACGATCAGCGTTAAAAATTTCGGGACAGCTCCTGCCGAGCCGCTAAATATCACCGTTAACGGAACAAACTACAATTTCCCATTCGTAGCTTCAGGAATTATCGGACCAAATAGTACGACAGTAGGTGATTTGGCACTATGGAATAATACCTCCGGCACGCTACTAAAAGACGCCGCCATGTCGGGCGATGTCACGATGAACGGCAGCGGCGTCACTTCTCTTGCTTCTGTCGTGACCGCGGGTGGCCCCACCGGCTCCGCTACGACCACGCCCATCATCACGTATGACGCTAAGGGGCGCCTCACTTTAGTGTCGGTGGCCACGATCGCACCGCCGTGGTCTGCGATCACTGGGACGCCGACAACTCTGGCAGGCTATGGAATCACTTCTCCGCTGCCATATGCACAGGGCGGGTGCAACGCCACCACGCAAGCTGGATGCACCAACAACCTGTTTCCGACTCCCACTCGTGCTGGTGATATACCTTACTGGAACGGAACGACGTGGTTGTCGGTCGCGGGAAATAACAGCGGCAACGCCTGCCTGCAAGAAACTTCAGTCGGCGCCCCGAGCTGGACCCCGTGCAACTTCACGGCCGGTGCCACCATCTACAACGTGGTTGCGGCCTACGGAGCCAAGAGGAACTATCTGGTTCTTCTAGACGGAGCAATGTCCGGCGCGTCAACGACGCTGACCAGTGCTTCTGCGCATTTTGCCAGTGGGGATGTCGGTAAGTACATTGCGGTTGCAGGAGCGGGAGCCGGCGGTATTACGCTCTATACAACCATCGCTACTTTCGTAAACTTGACAACGATCACGCTTACCAGCGGGAATATTTCTGGCGGAGCCATTTCCGGCAAGATCGTAGAGTACGGCAACGATGATGCCCCTGAGTTTCAAACCGCGTGGAATGCGTGCGTGACAGGAGGCGGCGGCACTGTTTATGTTCCGGTCGGGTCCTACTTTGTTTCGCAGTTGAATATGGCTAACACGCAAGTTTCTTGTGTCCTTAAGGGTGAAGGGCCGCAATCAACCAGAATATTCCCACTTGAAATTGGCGCTTACGGAACGGCGAACGGTCACGTTTTCGATATGACGGGATCGGCGTTCATCGGGCTGACCAACTTCCAGTTCGGTGCCTACTACACGCTCGCAGTGCCAACCACCGGCATAGCGATGATGCAAGTTGCAAGCAACGTGTCAAATCGCATGTCGATAAATCATGTCTATTTCAGCGGGCAATATTCCGGCACGACGTTTTACGATTACGGAGTGCCGTCGCTCTATACGATTTCCGACTCCGACTTTTACAACTACTTTCCGGGAGCCGGTACTCACAATGCTTTATACCTCACGAGCACCAATATATTGAGCTACACATCATCTTTTGCAACCGTCACTAGTGGCACGATTTCGACTTCTGACATTCTGTTTTCTGGCGATGAATTTCATAAATTCGCGGGTACTGGGGCGGATAATTCGGTGGTCCTTCTTGACGGTGTTGGAAACGTCCATTTTCTGAGCGGGGTCATATCCGGTGGAGCGACTACATATGTCTGGCTCAACGGTACGAACGGCACCCTTGGGTTCCTCAACGTGACGATGGAAACGGAGGGCCAGCCAGTCGAGCCGACGTATGAATACTACAGTAACTCAGCTACGTGGTCTCAATTGTCAGACCCGCTTACGACTGCTATCGTTACGACCTCGAAATACAACGTAGCTGTTACGACCAATACGGAGACCTTTTCCAACCACTAAAACTGCCAGTTGCGGCGGTAAAGAAACAGGCGTAAAGTCCCCGCCCATGCGGCTCCCGCTCGCCATAGCTTTGTGCCTGTTGCCCAGCCTAGGGATAGCGCGGGACAACGGCCAATGGGGCAGCCAAACCAGCGTGCGCGAATGGTTCCAGGGCTTGCAGCAGCCGGACAATCCGCGCGTCTCGTGCTGCGGTGAAGCTGACGCGTTCGAGGCCGACACGTTCGAGGTTGAAGGCGACCACTACGTCGCGATAATCACGGACGGCAGGGGCGTTATCGCGAACGGCACTCGCATCAATGTTCCGAACTACAAGATGAAGTACGACAGCGGCAACCCAACCGGCCACGGCATCATATTTCTCGACACCAAAATGTTGGTGTTCTGCTACGTCGCACCCGGAGGAGCTTAAATCATGCCCAACAAACCCGTCGTCATCGATATCTATCACGGCGATCCGGTCGAGGATTTCCAGGCCGTCAAGGACTTCGGCATCGTCGGCGTGATCCACAAGGCGAGCGAGGGGCTGAACGACACTGACCCTCTCTACGATGTTCGCCGCCAGGCCTTCACCGCCATCGGCATGAAGTGGGGCGCATACCACTTCATGCACGACGGTAACGGTGCCGCGCAGGCAGATCACTTTCTTGAGGTCGCGAAGCCTGACGATGATACGCTGCTCGCCTGCGATTGGGAGAACAATTCCAGCGGTGGCGGCTATCCGTCCGTGCAAACCGTCAAGGATTTTTGCCAACGCATAAACGACAAGCTCGGGCGCTGGCCGGTCCTCTACTCCGGAAACGTCGCCAAGGAGGCCCTCAAGGGCAAGGACCCATTTTTCGCAAACCTGCGGCTTTGGCTGTGTCAGTACGGTGCCAAGTGGAAGGTGCAAACGAGCTGGACGACGCCATGGCTGTGGCAGCAGAACGGGGATGACTTCGGTCCCGGCCCGCACCAGATCCCCGGCATCAAGGGCAACTGCGACAACAACTGCTTGGTCGACCCGATGACGGTGGATGATCTCCTTGCGGAGTGGGCGACATGAACGCCGTCTCGATTTTCGCCATCGTGGTGACAATCATCCTCGCCGGGATGCTGGCGGCCAGCAGCTCGGGGTTCTACCAGCCGGGATCGTTCTCGGGGCCGGAACCAACCAACGAGCAAGCCGCCGCTTGTCTCTCTGACGCACTGCGGCTTTGCGACATCAAGGTCGTGGACCGCACCGAGATCAAGGCGTGCCTGATGCGGCACCGCAATCAGCTCAGCCCGGAATGCCGGAGCGCTTTCCGATGAGCCGTCCCGAATTCAAATACACCTGCTCACTCGCGGAGTTCCGGGCCGGAATGCCGAGCGATGAATATATCCGACGATACGAGGCATGGTGCTTCGGGCTGACGATTGAGGACTACCGGGCGCGAATCGCGGCCGGGCAGAGGCTGTTCACCAATCTCCGAAACTGAGGATCAAAGCCATGGACACTCCCAATCTCGACAAGATGCTGCGAGACGCGGCAGGCGGCACCAGCATCTTCACGTTGGAAAAAGAAGTCCCGGCCGCTCTGAAAGAGTTTTCCGCTTGGAAGGCCGACATGGAAAGTCGGCTGACTGCGCTCGAAGGGCCGTCTAACGTCGTCGGCGGGCGTCATCCCGGATCAACAGGATCGGGCGATTGACATGGACACCCCGTCTCCGACCACTCCGCTTTCGACCATGACTTCGATTCTGACCACGGCTGCTACTTTGGGGTTGACGGGGCTTGGCACCTTCCTGGCTACCCATGGCCTTATGAACTCAAGCGGCACCGAGGCACTGATCTCCCTCGCCCCGTTCGTAGCCGCCGCCGGAGTGGCTACATGGAGGGAATACGTGCGCCCCATCCTGACCGCCCAGCTTGAAGTGCTTAAGGCAAAATCGCTCGCCCAGGCTGCGGCGCTCAAAGCTGCCAACGCTCCCAAGGTCACGGTGGCGCAGATTGCCGCCCAGAGCCCCACCATGGACGCGACCCAGGTGGTCAAGGCTATCGCAACCCTGCCACCCGAGATCAAGGCAACCGTAGGACCTCCAGCGACGCCCGCGGCGAGCTTCCCGCCCCCGAAGGCTATCCTTGGCTTGGCTCTCGTGGCCGCGTTCCTAGGGCTGCTCGGCCCCGGCGCAGCCCATGCCCAGCAGGGCAACCGATCGAACCCGCCGATCCGCAATACCCCGGCCCTGACCGGCAATCCCATCCAGGACATCAAGAACGCCACCCAGCCGGCCGGCGCCAGCAGCGAGATCAAGCTGACTGGCGACCCGATCGCCGATCTGCACGCCGCCATCACCAAGGGGGGCGCCAAGCTGATCCTGCACCTGAAGCAAAGCTACGCGCTGGCCATGGCCAAGGGATCGAGCGGGAGCGCCGACAACACCTCGGCGATGTGCACGCGCGCGCTGGTTCCGATTGTCGATCTGGTCGTCAACGGCCCCAAGATGGGCACCCTCGATCCGGCCGACTCGATGAACCTGACCTCCGACGAGGTGACCGCGGCGGCCGACACCAGCGAGCCCGAGGGGCCGATCGTGGCGATTGAGAAGCTGCGCATCCTGCGGTTGGCGGTCACCAGCCCGGCGCTTAATGACGCCTGCGGAGCGCTGGTGCAGGATGAGGTCAAGAACGCGCAAGCTCTTGTCGGTAAGATTACGAGCCTGATCACGGGCGTCGGGCTGCTGCCGGCGGGGTTGTGATCTGGCGCCATGGCTGATCAGCGCATCGTCCGCCCCGATCCCGATCCGACCGAGCGGACGATCGAGCAGTCGCTGCGGGAGATAGCGAACATCGAAAAATTCCTGTCGGGCGCGATTAAAGCCCTCCAGGATCTAATCGAGGAGAAGCTGATCGGTGTCGCCACACAATTCCTCATGCGCGATACGGCTCTCGCCGCCGCCTTCAAGGCTGCACAGGATGCAGTGACAGAACAAAATAAGGCAAGCGCAACGGCGATCTCTAAGAGCGAGCTGGCCACTGCAGAAAGTATCAAGCAATTGCAGACCATTTTTCAGACCGCGAGCCAGGCGACCAACGACAAGATTGATGACCTGAAATCGCGGATGGACAAGGGCGAGGGACGGGCAAAAGGGCTCGGCGATGGATGGGGCTATCTGGTCGGCGGCATCGGTGTGGTTTGGGGAATTGTCGCGACTGTTGAATTGGTAACGAAACACTGAAGGATTCACTGTGTTGTCGAAAATGTTCCCGTAGAACTCGGCTAGGGACGCCGGACGCACCAAGCAAGTGCGCCTCTCTTTCGAAAGAGCTTTGGAGATGTCTGATACGGGACTTATGGACTATGGGAAATTTGCCCTTGAATTTATAGCCGGAGGCGGGGCACTGGCGGCCATCTTGGTAAAAATGGGGAGAATGGCGGGGACGTTCGAGCAAGTGAGCGATCAGCAATCGAAAGAGCTGTTGGAGCTAAAGGTCTCCATCGAAAAGCTGGAAGAGGTAGTAACGACCGTCGCTGTTCAGAAGGTGGTAATGGAGAACCTGCAAAGCCAGATCACCATGCTGACAAAGTGGTACGACGAATTGAGGCATGGGCGCGGACTGATCCGCAACGGCGAACACGCGAGTGATTAGGCAAGAACTTCGTGACAGCCGCAGTTGCAGCCGCCGAGGCATTTCCAATAGTCAAATACGTCGCTCATGGTGGTGCATCCTCAGGTAGGACTTTGCGTGGTGCTGGTCGGCCCTTGCCAACCATCGCCGCGCTGGCTGCGGTTCATCTCGTACAACCGCTCGATGGCTCGGTAGGCATCTCCGCAGGCTTTTCCGTCGTTGTCGAACCAAAACGTTACCGTACACCAATGATTAGGATCATTGCTGTGAACAGATATGGCGATATCCTTAGCTTTGAGCATCGCGAGTGCGCCCGGTAATCGATTGCGCAATATGTCGATGGCAGTTCTGATGCCGCTGAACGTCATTTTTCCTCCTTCGCGCCGCCGACATCCTCACCGAGAGCGAGCGCTCGGCTTGCGATCTCGACGGCTTTTGCGAATTTGCCGTAGGCGCCCTGGCTTCCAGGGGGCAGTTCCACAATCATTCTCATCGACTGCTCAAGATATCCGACTCGACGAGCTAGCCGCTCCAGCCGCTCGAGGCTTTCTGCCGCCCGGTCTGTCATCGAATGTCTCCGGCAGGCGGTTCCGGTAGCAGCATCCAATGCGTCGGGTTGAAATCGTCGGTCTCGGGAACTCGACATTTCCCCTCATCATCCATGCATCCGATTTGGATGGCACCCAGGGTCGCATCCCAATCTTCGTCGTAAACGAGAATTGCTTCCCATTTCGGCGCCGTATCGATTGCCTGCCACTCAGCCACTGTCGCCTCCTCCTTTGATAGGACTCGCTATGGTATCGAGTTCAGGACGCTGATGAAGTGCTCAAGTGCCTGATCAGACTTTTCCTTCGCTGCGGTCCATCGCCTTGCGATTTCATCCCCCAGGTCAGGAGCGAATTTGGTCACCGCCTCAGCAAGCGTAACGATCTCGTCGGCACCGATTGCCTCACGCAGCACGCGGACCACGCGAAGGCATTCGCACCCGGACATACCGCAGAGATCGTCGCCGTCTCCAACGTAATTTGAGCAGCCCTGTTCATGGGCGAGGATGATGACGAGTTCAGCGTCTGTTATCCGTTGCATGGCAGAGTCCTGTGATGAGACTATTAGTTACGCAGCGGTCGGCTCTTTCCGCCAAATGCGCTTCCAGCCTTCGAACATCAGGCCGCTGATTCCGCCCCTTTGCTGTGGCTTCACAATCTGCGGAGAGGGCGGGTAGTAGGGCATGGCTTGCGCTGCGGCATTGGCGGCTGGATTGCTTGACGGCACGTAGCCCTCTACGGCCTCGAACGTCACGGTCGGCTCGTGACATGTCATGACGCAGCGCCAGAGCTTGCCATGCTTGTCCACGTAGATGTCGTCTAGTTGCGCGTCGTGCACTGTCATTTGATACCTCCTATTGCCGACACCCTACTGATGGCCCTGTGATGAGAGTCTGTGTCATTCTAGCGGCGTGATAGCGATGTGCCGCGCTCGTATAAACTGCCTAAAGCAAGTCTCATAGCACATCCACGGGCGCCAGTTTACGAACGTGCTCTGGCGACATCGTTTGCAGTAGAACCAGCCTGATTGTGGCTCGCCATCGACGGTAGCCTGTTGGCGTTCACATAAATTGCTCATGCCAAGTCCCTACTGATGGCCCTGTGATGGGTGCTGGCGTTACGCGCGGGCTGTCGGCGCCAGCTTCAAATGGATCGAGAGCGTCCTGGCGCCGAGGGTGCGAGTAGCCAGGACATGCTTGCCGTCTTTCCTAACCATGGTTGCGCGCACCTTTTTACTGCGGTCGGTCTCGATATCGCAGAGCACGTCGCACGAAACCGGCTCCATTTCATCGCAGATTGGGGCAAACCAGCTTTTGATTGCGGCCTTGTCGCGCTCGGTCGCGCAACTCATGCCCTGCCATTCTGACTTAGCCACCGTCACCTCCTACGTCCTTATTTTTGGCCGGATGCTTCCTGTCCCCCGGCCGGGACGTTGGCGGTCGATTTGCCGATAGGCCCAGCAAGATCAACCTCGGAATTACGAAGGGCCGAGATAGCCGTCCGGCTTCTCGGGCTCCGGAAGTTGCTGCCCAACCATACCGTCCGAGATTCCGGTCCCAACGGTGGGGGAGCACTCTGCGCCATCCCACTTTGCCAAAAGACCAGATGGCGACATTACGCAGTCTGGATCGAGCGCCCACGCCCACGCCAGCGCCTGCTTAGCCATATAAGCCTTCTGGTGGGTCTCGTGTCCATTCGGGAGCGAGCAGCACAGTTCATGTAACTTGTCATGCTCACGTTGCAGAAAACCCATCTCATTTCTCCTTTGGTTGCTGATGTAACTTCGACATCCTACTGATGGCCCTGTGATGAGAGTCGGCGCTGTAAACTACTGAGTTCCGGGCGACGCCCGTCTCCACTTGCGGACAAGCTCTTGCAGGCTGCTTCTGCAGCTATTGCAAAGATCGATGCCTTTCTCATCGTCCGGCATCGTGACGATGTTCCCCATAGTATATCCCTTTATGTCGGCATCGCACCGATCGCAAAAATTCCGTCTCATCTCCGCTCTCCATTTTGCCTGTCCACCGGAACCGACCGAGACTCCTGTTGTGTGTCTAGCTAGTGGTCGGCGTTAAGCGCTTGATTGATTTTATTGAGTGCAGCCTGCTGGATATCTTTGGCAGCCCCGATCTCTCCATAGGTCGCTATCCACGTTGCGGCGGCCTGTAGGGTGGCGCGCAATGTTTTGATCTCTCGAATTCTCGCCTGCCGCGTCGCCTCTTCAGGATTGGTCAGCATTGCCCCCTCCGACTTTCCAGTCCATCGATCTCTCCCGCCAAGTCTCTGTGATGAGAGTCGGTGTCAGCCTTCGGCCGCAAACTTGCGTTTAAGGCGCTCGTATTCCTTGCGATCGCGGTCATCCGCGGCCACATCGGTTGGCATTATCTGCCAGAAATCCCCCTCATTGACCCAGACGAGTATACAATCTCCAAGCGCTCGCAATGGTGACTGTGTCATCGCAGCGTGCATCTCTGCGGCCGTGCTGCCGGCGGCATGAATGTAGCGAAGCTGAGCCATTCCGTTCTCCTGCAAAGTCCCTACTGAGGATTGGCTTCCATTTCGTCAAAGTGGTCCTTGACGAAAGTCAGCACCCGCTCTTTGGTGCGCTGAGATTTGAGCGTACCGAGCGTCCCCATGACGCGAACGAACGCGCGCACGGCAGGATCAGATAGCCCAACTCGCAACTGTTCTGCTTCCTGGCGGTGCTCAACCTTGATCTTAGCGAGCATTTTTTAGTCTCCTGTGTATCCGTTGGTCTCGACCGATGACTATGTGCCGACGCCAGCAGCTTGTTTGAGAGCCCGGACGATGGCATTCTTGAGAAGCTGTCTAGCCGTGCGCAGATCGCCTTCCTTGCCGTTACCGGCCGCGAGAGCGAAGGTCAGCCCCTCTTCGACGATGATCCGTTCGGCCGTCTTGTCGTAGTCCATAGTCACCCTCCCGCTTCCCTATCCGTGCTCAATAGCGCGTCTTCACAATTTGAACAGCCCATTGCGTATCCCCATGATGTGGCTCTTGCGCGCGCGCGGCGACAGCCTCGGCAGCGGGAACCCTTTCTTCTTTTGTATAAGCGTCTCCATCAACCCGAGAAGCTCGTTCACATGCTCGATATCGTGCGGGCCGCCGCCGGGACGGGTGCCCTTGAGCACCCAGCCCCGGACGGTCGGATGGGGGCGATCGAACCAGCGGGCTAAATCCGCCACCCGCAGGTTGCCCCGCTTCATGCACACCTGCAAGCGCCTCTGGATCGTCATTTCGGATACACCCTCAGTTCAACTACTCGCCCCACATAGAACGCCTTTTGGTGGGCAGCGGTAGCCGGTATTTCGATCGACTGCCGACCGAGAGGTCTCCAGTCGGCGGCTGAAGGCGGACTCCCTTGGAAAGACACTACTAGCGTGTCTCCATGAGATTCCACCCACACCACTTCGCACCGGAGTTTCACTGCGGTTTCCCGAAGATGTTATCGAGCATCCCCTTCATGGCGGGATCCGGGTCGACCGCTTGGGTGGCGATGCCGAAGGGCGGCCCACCCCCGGGAGCGGGTTCAGGGCGGAAGGGAGCCGGGCCGGCTTGCCCGCCGCCAAAACCCGCTGGCTCGGGGTGAACCGCCTGTGCCGCGCCAGCGGCATTAGCGGCCTCGATCTCTGCCTTGGTCCGTCGGCGACGCCGCGCCGCGGGCTCAGCAGTGGGGGCAGCCGACGAGGGGCTCTTCCCAAAAGCAGGGGAGGCCGCAGTCGTAAAGCCCGGAGGCGTCTGGGCCTGAGCAGCTGGTGGGGACAAAGGGGGGGCTTGCCCGCCTCCGGCGGGTGGAGCCACCAGCGCCGCCTGAATCGGCCGATCGTTCCTGCCCACCAGTACGTCGGTCTTCTTCTCGATCGTTGCCGCCTCGCGGGCATTGAACAAAGTCTCGTCGATGTAGGCCGTGGCCTCGAACGTGAGCACGCCGTTCTTGCCCTTCTCGAAGGCGAGGCGGGTGACGACATCCGACAGGTCGGTCTGCTGACCCTTGAACTTGTCCGTGTAGCCCTTCCACGCCTTGAAGGACCCTGGCGTCACCCGGAACTGGAACACCATCGCGGGGTACTTGGGCAAGATCACTGCCGTCCACTTCTCGTCCCGACACGCCTTGATGGCCTTGCCGCTGATCTTGGACACGTCCGAGCCGCGGGCGTTCCACTCGCAAGTGGCGCACGTCGCGGATTGCGGAGTGATGGCTTCGATCGAGGGGGCAACGCCGTTGGCGGACCAGCAGGTGGGAGGCTCATTCGAGCCGTCCACATAGTCGTTCTCGTAATACTGCTTGCACACCAACTCGCTGCGATCGACGAAGCAAACGTCCAGGTACTTCTCGGGCACCTCCGCCTTGTTGCCGGCGGCATCCACCAAGGTGAACTCGTTGCCGCGGATCGAGATGTGCGGCGGCAGCGACCCGCCGATGCCGTCGGCAGCGCCTTCGGCGACGCGTTGGGATTGTCGATTTTGGAGGTAGGTGGGAAGGGCGAACTGGCTCATTTGATCTTTCCTTTGTTGCGAAGATACCACTCGTGCTGCAGCTTCTAGGATTTCCTGATATTTATGTGTGTGTCAAATTGACCTGTAACTCCGGGAGGAAATTCTTTATTGTGCGCGTCGAGATACTCTCGTAGAGGCTCGATGGCGGGCGCCCGCAACTGCATCAAAGCATTCCCGACCGTATCCCAATTATCCAAGCAGAAGTCGAGGAACGTGTCGCGGTCCTCGATCTTGGGCGTAAGCGTGGTCTGCCGGTAGGCGGTGCCATGCTCGGTTCGGAAATTTTCCCACTTCTGGGAGATCGAGAGCGCCAGCAGCTGCTCGTCCATCTGCTGCAAGCGGGCACGGTACGGCGCAAAGTAGTCGCTCAGCCGCTTGCTCTCGGTCTTGAGCCAAGTGTCGAGCTGCACCCTTGCGGCGATGAGAGCGGCGGGGTCAGAGGGAAGGTCATTCATCGCAGTACCCTGCCAGTTCTACTGCTGCTTCAAGCCGCTCGATTTCGGCAATGGCTTGCGTGACGAGATCGATATCGTCGTCACCCATACCAACAACTCGTCGCATACGCTCACGCAACTGCTTCAGTTCATAAATCAGGTTCGTCATAGCTCTCCCCTCTGCACCGCGTCCAGCAACGCGCCCTGCATGGACTGGTTATTCTCAAGGCGCTTGAAAATCTCCTGCTCCAGCTTGTTGCTCACCAGTTGCACGACCGTCACAGGATACTTCTGGCCAGGCCGGTGGGCGCGCTTGTTCGCCTGCATATATAGCTCGGCCTTGTCCGTAGGTCCGAACCACACAACTGTCTGAGCCATCCACAAGTTGAGCCCATGTGCCATCGTGCCAGGGTCAGCAACGAGTATTCTCGGCTCGGGTCCTTCCTGGAAGGCTGCGAAGATCCTGGAGCGTTCCTTCTGGCTGACATCGCCGTTCACCACGTCGCACGACCAGTGCTTGTGAAGCTCCTTGTAGACGAGGTTCACCACGTTCGTCAACCCCACGAAGCACAATATTTTCCCAGGCGCTTCCTGGATGACAGCCTTAAGCTCGTCCATCCGGGGCTTGGCGTCGAGCGTGTGGGAGACGTGGTTGTGATCGTAAATAGCGCCTAAACTGATCTGCAGGAACTTGGTGCGCACCGCCGCCTCGTTGACGGCCGTGATCGGCTGGCCTTGTTTAACCACCACCTGCAGGTCCCGCTTGAGCGCCGCCATGTGGTGCTTCTGCTCGGTAGTCAGCTCCACCTGCCGCTGCTGCACCGTCATCTCAGGCCCGTCCCACACGTCCTTGATGTCGTACCGGATCGAGGGCGTCAGCAGCTTGCGCGCCTTCTCGTAGCCGTCCCGCTGCGGCTTCCAGATAAATTGCGACACCTTGATCATGGATTCGTTGCGGAACTGCTCCTTGCCCTTGCCGAAGGCGTTGTTTACCAGCTTGGCCAGCCCGTAGGCATCGGTGGGAGCGGTGGGGGTAGGAGTGCCGGTCAAGAGCCAGAGGTAGTCCCGCTTGCCGATGATCTGGCGGGCGAGCTTGTGCCGCTTGGTGCCGGCGTCTTTGTAGGCGCTGGCCTCGTCCACGATTATGAGGCGAATGTCTTGGCGATCAGCCAGTCTTTTCGAAAAGCCGTCCAATTCAAATCGTTTGTGCGTGTGTGCGCCCACGCCCACTCCATCGAAATTGACAATGTAAAAATCAACGTCCTTGGATAGCTCCGCATCACGACGGCTAGCAGAGCCGTGGAGGATAGCAAACGTGCGGCGGTTGAGGAAGTTCTTGAAGATGGCATCAGCCCATACTCGCTGCATGATGGAAAGAGGACATACGATCAGGGCCTTCAACTCTGGTTGTTGCTTCATGAGCCAGTCGGCTGCCCACAAGGTCGCCAATGTTTTGCCAACTCCCATGTCGCTCAAGCAGAAGCAGCGAGGGTGCAGCACCAGGAAGTTGGCAGTGACCTTCTGACTGTCGTAAGGTTTGATGCCGGGGGCGTGCGGCCAGTCGTAGGATGAGTCGATGACGGGCACAACCGGGTGCCCCAGCCACCTCAACACCTGACTGTTGCGCAAGGTGCGCGGTACCCCAAATGCGTGCCCGTTAAGCTGCCGCGCCTCGGGAATGTGCGTCAAAATCGACTGCCCGGCTGCGTAAGGCAGATCAGGGTAGACGAGCACGTTGTGGGCTTGGTCGAAGATCATTTTGAAGGGGGAGGCGTGAGGCCCCAGACCGACATGGCGATTAGGAATCCCTCGAATGAATCGGCCCAAAAGGCGGCGCCGCCCGCCGCGATGATGGCCTTCATGCACTGCTCCTGGCGAGGCGTAGGCTTCTGGCCCTGCGCCTTCGTCTCGATACCAACAAAACGCCCGTTGATGCAGCAGAGGAAGTCGAGAGTCTGCGTGCCGTAGCCGTGTGGCACGGGCATGTAGCGGTACATGCGGGGGAGTTGATCGAGGTAGCGCTTGACCTTGATCTTGAGCAAGCCCTCTTCGGTAGTCACTTCGGCCTCGCCACAAAATGGTTCTCGCAGTCTTCGACCGAGCAGTGACCGCAGAGGCCGCTCTTGCGCTTCTCGAACACTTCGCCGCCCCCCGGCAGTAGCCGTTCGAACTCCGCCACAAGCTTGGTCACCTTCTGCCAAGTGCCGTTGGTATCGGACAGCTCGAACATCGTCCCGAGACGATTTTCCTTTAGCCACGCGTAAGAGCCAACGATCTTAGTGAGATGCGGGAACTTGCAGTGAAGCAGGAGCGCGTTGGTCTCCAGCTCGAACGGCGACTCGTAGCCGGAGGATCCCGTTTTCCAGTCGTTGATGTAGGCGGTCGCACCGTTAATGAGCGTCACGTCGATCTTGCCACGGAAGAACACTCCGTCGTCAAACCACCCGCAAGGCTTGCCCTCGCGGGTGATGCCGAGCTTCTGCTCGGCCGTTGCACCGCGCCCGTCGAACGCGGCAACGATCGGCTCCCACTGTTGCATGTTGGGGGGGAGGGGCTTGCCGCCAAGGCGATATTCTAGTGCCGTGTGAACGGCATTGCCCCACTTCATCGCTTCGGTCTCGACGAACGGCTGGTCCTTCTTAACGTAACGCCGCCAAGTCTGGTGGGGGCAGACGTTCGCGTAGTTATTAAGCAAAGTGTACGAATACACGAGGGGTTTACCCGCCTTTGGCGGGCGAACTAGCGAGGGCGGAATGGGGCCGGGATCGTAGGCTGCTGTCATCGCGGCTTCCTTGTTGACGATCTCATTAATCTCATGGATCGCACGGAAATAGCCAGTGCCCGTGCGCTTCATGTACTCGTCGGTATCGATCAGCTCGCCATTCAAGGAGAACTGCAAGCCGCTCACGCAAACACCTTCGCGAGCGCTGCCACGATCCTGGCACGCGCCGACTTGGGCGCCGTCTCGATTCGATGAACCAGATCGCTGAACAAGCCGCAGTCTTCATCCGCCAACCCGCGCGTCACTTGAAGGGCTTCGAACAGCGTGAACTTGGGAGCGCGGGGTTGCTTAACCGCACGCTTGCGCGTGGGCACTTTGTCTGGCGGCAGGAGGCTATCAGCGCCCAGCGCCTTCACCTGTTTCGCAATGTCGTGCTTTGGTTTGCGCGTTGCCTTCGCCGACTTAGCGGTTTTTGGCTTACGACTCTTGCGCGTCTTCGGCGCTTCCTGCTCAAAGAGCGCGCCAGTCCCCAAAGCGTTGGGCGGAGGCTGAGTCGCAAACGGGGAGAACGCGGGGGTGTCGTTCATGGGGTTGATTCCTTTGTTGGCTAGCCCCGCTGACGCGGGGTAAAGGGCAAGAACAAAGCCACTGAAGAAGTACACTATACTCACCATGATGAGCAAGGTCAACATTTGCGATGTGCCATCCGGTGTCGAGAAAGTCCTGCACGAGATGGTGGGGGACGAAGCAGAACCATCGCTCGCCCCGCGTTAACGGGGTCATTTCGCGTTTCCCCGAATTGTTTTCACGGCGTCCAGTATCCTCTCGGCCAAGATTTCAGGGTCCATGCCGGGAGACTGTCCTATCATGACGAACGCTCCAACCCCTCCCGCGGTCGCGGGATCCACATCCACGATCAATATGCCGGGAGGTTGCTGCACCACCGTTGCTAGTAGTTTCATTTTGAGTATCTCTCTCCCAAATGAGCCTCGCAATCGAGCGGAAGGCCCGGCAACCACGGCACCTCGCGCTTCATCTCCGCAACGCAGCGCTCGACATGCCACGCTTCCTTGCCATCCTTGGGGATAAGTACCAGCAATTCGTCGTAGGGCCAGTTGAGAACCCGATAACCCATGCGCGTGATTCGCACCATGGCTTGCGAGACGATAACGCGCGACACGCCCTCGCAGATGTTCTGCACCAGCTTGGATCCCCACATTTTCTTCCAGCCGTGCCGTGTCTTGACCCGCCAGTAGCCGCCGGCCTCGAACTCGCGCACCTCTTCGGTTTCATCGGGGTGGTGATATTCAAGGGTGTCGTACAGCATGGCAATGCCGCTAGGAAGAATGAGCTTGTGATCGCGGACGGTCAACGGCCCCCACTGCATTTCCGCGCCTCCAGCGAGCCGCGCCAGCATCTTACCGGCTTGCGCCCAGTAGCCGATGTTCTTGGCACAGACCGACGGGTTGTCCTCGCGGTACATCGCTACGAACCGAGTGGCGTCCTCGATCGAGATCTCCACTGGTGGACCGTACAGCCCCGCCTTCGCGGTTGCCTTGAACTTCTTGCCCGCGGCACCATATCCGCACATGAGTCGCCCTTGCTTTCCCATTCCTCGCTTCGCTACCATCTCCTCGTAGCGGGGATCGCCATGCTCGGGCTTATATATTTCCTCCTCGTAGAACCGCGAGGCGACAGGAATGTAGACATCCTTGCCTTGGCGGAACTGCTGGATCACAGGCTCATCCGGGCCGCCCGCCAAGTAGTGCAGCACGCGGCATTCGATCTGACTCGAATCGATCGGCGCCAACAGGTAACCTTCAGGCGCCATAATTGAGCGCCTCAGATCGGACGCGCGCTTGAAGTTGAGCCAGTTGGCTCCATCCCCCCCTGATGGACGAAGAGTACCAGCTCCCGCGTAGCGCAGATAAACACACAGAGGTCCCCGACGAGCCATCCAGCCCAACGTTTCGGCACGTGTCTGCATGCCGGTGCTCTTGGCGCCGATGCGAGCCTCTGCCAGTCCTCTAACTCGGTCATTCTCATCCTCCAAAAGGTCGCGCATGAAATCGTCGGTCTTGGCGATGGCAGGAATAGGGCCGTTCTTGCCGTTCTTATATTCGATCTCGACCCCTTCGGCCTCCAAAAGAGCAATGAACTTGTCGGCCGACTGCAGCTCGGTCTCGCTGATGGCGAGCGCCTGCATCCGTGCTTGCTTCTGATCGCGCTCGCGTTCCCAGATCTTGCCCAGCAGTTCGATGTCGGCGCCGAGCACGGGATTTACGAACATCTTGATGATCGTATCTATCACCTCGAACTCTTCAGGCGGCATCTGCGGGCCGAGCTTCTTAAACAAGTCCCACGTCAAATTCACATCATGGCAAGCACCGTCCGCCACTTGCTGTTTGACTTCCTCAGACAGTTCCCACCAATGCCGGCCCTTAAACAGTTGGTAAGGGACGGTTTTAGCCATCATCCCGTACTGCTTGGCAAGCGCATCAAGGCCGACAGACAAATGGTTGCCGATCAGCAGCCGCGCGCACGAAAGCGTATCGAACCAAAACTTCGGTCGCACGCCGTAGTGATGCGAGAGGATTAATCCGTCAAAGGCGGCGTGATGCGCCAGTATCGCGGTGTCCGACCAATCTTCTTCCTTAAAAATGTGAACGCACTCTTCGTGCGTATAAAAGCGCGGCTCGTGGTGTTCGCTCCACTTGATGGCCCAGCCGTGACATTCAAACTTCGGATCTCTGCAGTACGACTCCGTATTCATCTTGGACAGAGTCATAGTGTCGTCAAAGTACGTTTCTGCGTCAGCACAGATGATTCTCACAACGCCACCAACCGGTAAACCGCCCCATGTCCCATCGTCGAGTTGATGACGCATCCGAGCGAGCGGAGTTTCTGCTTGTTCATCTGCATGATGTGCACGCTCACGATCGATAGCGATGTTGCTCCGCCGTCGGGATCATCAGCGTAAGCGTAACTCGCCACCTGATCGCGCGTGGCACCCTCGGGATGCTTAGCGATGAACTCGTAGATGCGCGCCTTGATGGGCGACTTCGGCGCAAACGGGTTGGCGGGCGGGAGGAGTTGGCCGCAGGTGGGACAATTCTTAGTCACTATATTATTCCCCACCTGCGAAGGACCACGGCGGTTCCAATAATGAACATGACTACCAAAGACATTTCTACAAAATCTCCACTGAAATCCGAGTTGGGATTGGCAACTCTTATCGCTTGCTCGGCTGCTACAATAGCTGGCGACGATGGACTTACGAAAATCGTCATCGTTGTTGTCCTTCCATCCTATGCTTAAGCCTCACGAAACCCCAAGCAACCGGCACCCAGAACAGAACCGCGAGGGCGTGGGAGAGGAGAAAGTGGATCACGCCGTCCCTCCTTCGCCTACCACCTGTAAATCTGATGCCTGGCGTCGGCTTTCCGACCGGCTCGTGCGTCGTGCCGCAAGCCACGCCTTTTGTTCGTCGGTCATTTCCGGTTAGTCCTGTGATGAGAATCGCCGCTATTTCAACCCACCCGAACCACAAGAGGAGTTCGCCGGAAGACCCGGTAAAAACCCTCTTGTTTCTCGAAAAAGGCGCGGGAGCCGGCTGCGCGGATGTCTCGCACCCGTTGTTTGGCCTGCTTACGCAGATCGCCACGCGATGTATCGCAAATATCGCAGTCGCATTCGTATCGAACTCCGTTCCGGGTGCGGAAGCTGTCAGTTTGGTGTTTGAATGGCATTGCCGCCTCCTCCTGTTGCCTCTCTACTGAAATTCTTTCGACTCACGCCGCGACCCGGTAGTGACTCACCTGTTCGGCAATTTTAAGCGCCTTGATCGCAAGTTTCAGCTTTTGCTTATCAGAAGTCACCAATCGAACCTCCTCTTGTCCTTGAGCCACGCATCGATGCCAGCGCACGCGGCCTTGTAGCGGAGCCACACAGTTGGGTGGATCTTGCGACCCTTGCGCTCGGGCGAGCGCTCCCCCTTGTAAGTGCGGGGCGGCGTCTTGCCAACTTCCAGCCAATACAAAGAGCTTACAGAGTAACCAATGAGTGGGCCAAGCTCGGCATGGGACAGTCCGTGCCGCTCGCGCCATGCTTTTGCTTTCTCGCTTTCAGTCATAACTACTCCCTACGATGTCGCAAAGAGTAAGTCAACCCCGCCGAGAGGCGGGCAGGTCACACGAGATTGTGAACGTGGGATGACGGAAGTGAGGGGTAGCGTGTTCATCCCGCGCCAGCGGGGGAAAGAAGCGGCCCGCCGGGTGAGGGCGGGCCGAGAGGTGCTGCACAACAGGTTGTGTCCAGGGAGGACATACGCCAACCCAAGAGGAGGTCGACGCCACGTGTATTTGTGGCGTGCCTCCCTGAAAATGTCAAGGAGTAGTATGTCACAAGAATCAGTCGCTTTCCTTCGCCACATCCTCCCGCCCGCCGGCCCCTACATCCTGACTTGTGCTCGCGGTGAGAAGAAGTGGAACGTCTTCGCCGCCACCATCAAGGAGCTGTGGGCCAAGATCGAGGCGGCCGACGCCTCCTCGCGCGTTAGCGCGGTCTACCACGCGTGCGCGAGTTTCCGGGTGGCCAAGCACGACCCGGCCGGCACCAAGCGCCCGGAACGGCGCCTAGGGCGCACGAAGCACAACGCCGCGGGCGCCAAGGCGCTATGGATGGATCTCGACGGCGGACCCGGCAAGCCCTACCCAAGCGGCGCTGACGCTGGGCGGGCCGTGCTGGAGTTCTCCCGCGCCGCGGGACTGCCGACGCCCCTGCTGGTATCCAGCGGCAACGGCTGTCATGCCTATTGGCCACTCGCGGCGCCATTACCGCCTGCTGAATGGCTAAGGTACGCCAACGGCCTCAAGTCCCTCGCCAGTCAGCATAATCTCGCGCAAGACCCTGCCCGCACCGCCGACATCTCGTCCGTGCTCCGAACGCCCGGCACCCACAATCGCAAGATAGGTGTGAAACAAGTAAGGTGCGGGCCGCTCGTCGGTCCCTACGACATTACGTTATTTGCCAAGCTCTTAGAGCAACCCACTATATCTGCTAGTAAATCTCGCCCGCCTCTCGGCGGGTTAGGGCTTGGCCCGCTCCCCGCACACCTTCAAGCCCGACGCTCCAAGCGCACCGCCGAAGGGGCGGAAGTCGAGACCTACGACCTAGTACTTTCAGACCAAGTGGCAGAGGGTTGCGCGCAGGTCCGGGCGCTCCGCGATCAACACGGCGTGATGCCAGAGCCCCTATGGTACAAGGCGCTCGGGGTGCTGGCGTTCTGCCAGGACGGCGACGCCAAGGGGCACGAGTGGTCGCAGGGTCACGAGCACTACAGCCGGGAACAGACACAAGAGAAGCTAGACCGCGCGCGCGAACTGACGGGCGCCACGCGCTGCGAGAGCTTCCACGGCTTAGCGCCGGCCGCGTGCGAGGCGTGCCCGCTATGGGGGCGCATAACCTCCCCCATCCAAGCGGGGCGCGGGATCGAGAAGAAGCCGGCCACGTTGGATGGGCGGACCGGAGAGCCGGTAGGGAAGGCGAACGGCGCCCACGCCCTTCCGCCTGCTCTAACGGCAGCACCAGCGACAGACGCCTCGCAGTTCATCCGTTTTCCAGATACCGACAAAGCGGGCAAGAAACTCGCAACGTGCCGCAATGCGCGGGTCGCCATCAACGGGCTCGACATCGTGTGCGAGCACGACACGTTCCACGGCAAGATGCTGTTGGGAGGCCACGCCATCGATCAATGGGCGGGGGAGCTGTCAGACGAGGCTATCCAGATGCTTAGGGTAGTCATCGAGCAGGAGTTTCGCTTTGATCCTGGGCTAGTGCAAGCGCACGATGCCGCGGTGCAAGAATGCCTACAGCACGCGTTTGACCCGGTGGCTGACTATCTCGACTCGCTCGCTTGGGATGGCGTCCCGCGCGTGGCGGGGTGGCTATCCACCTACCTAGGTGCCGAGGACACGCGGCTAAACCGGGCGATCGGAACGCTGACCCTCATGGCGGCGGTGCGCCGCGTGCGACAGCCAGGATGCAAGTTTGACCAGATTGTAGTGCTCGAGTCGCCAGAGGGGCGCGGCAAGTCATCAGCCATTGAGGTGTTGGCTGGCGCGGAGAATTTCAGCGACCAGACAATCCTGACGCTTGACGACAAGGCCCAGCAAGAGGCGGTGCAAGGCATATGGCTCTATGAAATAGCGGATCTATCGGGGATGCACCGCGCGGATGTTGAAAAAGTGAAGGCGTTTGCGTCGCGCAAGGTCGACCGCGCCAGGCCGGCCTACGGACGCACCAGGGTGGACCGGCCACGGCGCTGCATATTCATCGCCACCACTAACGACGAGACTTACCTGAAGTCCCAGACGGGCAATCGTCGCTTCTGGCCAGTGCGAACGGGGCGCATCGATCTCGACAGCTTGCGGCGCGATCGGGATCAGTTGTGGGCAGAGGCGAACGCCATGGAGGGGACCGGCCACCCGCTGAGTTTGCCTGAGAGCTTCTGGGAGGACGCGCGAGCGGTGCAAGATAGTCGGCAGGAACATGATCCATGGGAGGACGTGCTAGCCGCAATCAAGCTGGATAAGACCTATCAGACACTAACAGGGGGAGCAGAATGGCGCGTTTCTACCGCCTCGCTCCTTACAGGTCACCTCCAAATTCCGGCCGATCGCCAACACGGCCTTACAGGTAAGAGGCTCGCTTATGCCATGCGGAAGCTTGGATGGGACGGACCGAAGGTTTTATGGAGCGACGACAAATCGTTTAGAGGCTACACAATTAAGGCACCTAACAGGTGAGCACCTGTAAGATCGCTCAGACCTGTAAGGCGTAAGCCATTGAAAATCCAATAATGTTACATGTCTTACATGTCTTACACCACTCTACTAGGTAGAGTTATGGATAGGACATGGAGTATAAACATAAATATAATAGTTATACCCGTAGTATGATTCCTATAGTCCTATAAGGAAACACCCGTCCTGTAGGGTAAGACGTGTAAGGCGGTCGAAAGGGCTTGACTCTAAAATAATTACTCTTTATAAGGAAAGCACGGCTCGCGGTGGCGCGGGCTAAAGATAGGGGAAAGACGATGCCGCGAATGAACAAGCTTTCAAATTACGCGACGACCGTGGCGAGTGGCGGCGATGGCGCTATGCGCGTTGTGTATCACAACACTTGCATTGTGGAATGGACCGATCGCGGCGTTACGCTGAACACTGGCGGTTGGCGCACGGTGACGACCAAGCGCAAAATGGAACAGGCATCGCGCCAATTCAATCTTGGCTATTCGATTTACGCCAAGGATTTCGCGTGGTTTGTGCGCTTGCCGAACGGGAAGGAAGTTCAGTTTGAGGATGACACTCTCACTTTCGCGAGGGTACGGGCATGACAACCCTAACCCTCTACTCAGGCTCACCCGCCAAGAGGCGGGCTGAGTGGCCTATCTCCCCGAATCAGGCATGGGAGGTGCTGGCGGAGCCGCTAAACGCATGGGCGGCCCGCGCCAGGTCGCCTAGGGTGGTCCTGAGCGATGGCAAGGTGGCGTATTTGATCCCGTTGCGCGGGACAGAGGTAACAGGATAGGGGGAAGCGATGTATTTTGCTCAAGCCGGTGCGATGCACGGTTCGTGGTTGAGCGGGGACTATGTTCCGGCTGCGAAGGTGACTCGCGTGTTATGCGCCAAGTGTGCGGCGTGCGAAGTTACGTTTGAACCGAGTAGCGTGCTAGGACACTGGCACCAATGTGCCCCGTGGAAGTGGGCGCCGCGTTATGGTGCGCCGTGCGATAAATGCGGGAATGACTGTTAGCCGTCCCTCCCCTGGACGGCGGAGAAAGGCGCCAGCTCTTAACCGGGCCGGCGCCTTTCTTTTTGCGCTTGACCCCGCCAACGGCGGGTTGACTTTGGGAATTGTAAAGAGTATGTAGGGGGCGTGAACGCAAACAAAGGGGAAGTGACATGCGCAACGGTGAAGTGGTTTGGGAATTTTGCACCGCTCATTTTCGTATCTGTCTCGAAATCGAACCGGAAGAAATGGATCCGGCTGATAGCTTCCAATTCGAGGACGATATCGAAGCGGTTCGCAACGGAAGCGTGGAATGGTTTTGCGCCAGTGTAGTGGTGTACTTTGATGGTCGAGAGATTGCGCGCGATTCATTGGGCGGATGTGCCTATAACAGCGTGCGGGAGTTTTACACGTCGCACCGCGATCCAGATCCGACGAATCGCAATACGATCGAGACAAACAAGCGGCACCAAATCTGTCACTACTTTCCGAGCATGGTGACGGAAGCGGTATCGGAAGCGCGCAAAGCGTTTGCTCGGAAGCGTGAAGCGTTTAACGCCGTGAGTTTGCGGCAATAGCGAATGAATCGAAACCGCGCCTAGGGAGCATAAGGAAGGGGAAGTGATATGACGCTAGAGCAAGCAATTAACCGTGCGCAGCATGACGCGAAACGTGACGGGCGCAAATTAGCAGTGCCCTACGCTCGCCTCGAGACCTGGCCCGCTTAGGAGCGGGCTTTTTCTTTTTGGGTGCTATTGCGTTCGTGCTCGGTAAAGAGTATGTAGGTTGTGAGCGGTAGGGCTCAATGAGGGGAGATTCAGATGAAAGTGGTTGTCAAAGGTACTTGGTTGAATGCTTGCGGCAAGGGCTCGGAAGATAAGGAATTTGAAGTTATCCGCGTCGAACCGACAATGGCTCGGGAGGGTTCCGGCTTTGAAGTGATGTATATCGTCAACGATCGTGGCCACGAATGGACCGTTGCCAAGCTTCGTTGCCAGGCTGTTTCGGATTGGCTGTGAAGCGGGCAAGTGCAAAGGTAACGGTCGCAGAGGCTTTGCGGCGCCGTGTTGCGCGTCAAGAGATTGAGCTTGAACGGATGGCGCAGGATTGAGCACGCGATCGACAAAGCTTTGGGCGATCGTTGCCTTTCACAAGCGGAAATGAAGGCGCAAGGCGCGCGTTGTGAGTGCAAAGGGCTTGACGACTATTGCGTCTGTCAGAACACGCGGCAGACCTAAGAACTCGCTACAGAGGCTTGCGACCAGGGGCCGGCTCAGTTGCCGGCCCTTTCCTTTTGAACGGCCCTGCGGGCTTGCCAAGCGGTTAGGGCGCGATGCGATCCGCCGCGCTTGCCGTCGGTGGCGATGCTTTCGAGCATCTTGGCGCTTTCATAGAGTCTATCGGCTTTCCAGCGCATATCGCTAGCGAGTAGTGCGGCCGCCCATTGGGGGATTGCGCGCTTGCCAGCTCGCCACAAGCTCACTGCCGTTTGGCTAGCGCGGTCGTTTAGGCGTTTGCGCACGGCGCTATTGGTTAGGCCGAGCATCTCGAAAGCGTCAATTACAATATGCCTGCGAGCCTCTGGCGCATATTTCGGTTGCACGTTTTCTCCGCTGGCGCACGGCGCCTTCGATCACGAAATCTAAGGCAGGTTCGTCCTCCGCGCGCGTGACCTCGCATGCTCGGCACCAGGCACCGAGGGCCGGATTCCCGCCAGCGGCGTTCCACACTTACAAGTGTCGAACGACCTAGACCGCTGATTTGATTGAGATATTTTATAGGAGTTCACGGTTTGACGCGTCGCGTTCACTTTCCCGCGATCGAAATGTGAAGATGACCGAACGGTCATTCTCACTTTCGAGCTAAGTTTTCCGACCTCCGCCGTGCGGAATTTTTCAACCGACCGGGACCGTGCTAAGAGGTTTCTGAGGTACGCACACCTCCACGCCCCCCAAAGAAAATTCAAAAAACCAAAAATCAAGCTTGCAAAGAGTAGTGCGTTTGACTACGCTTCCGACATGAAACACGTTGTAGCTCTTTCGGGCGGCAAAGATTCAACTGCGATGGCGTTGCGCTTGGCGGAGATCGAGCCGCGCGATTACGTCTACGTTCTCACGCCGACCGGCAATGAGCCGGCCGAGATGTTCGCGCATTGGCGCAAACTTGGCGCGCTTCTCGGCAAACCTCTTACGCCGATCACCTATCACACCGACTTGTACGGTTTGATCAAGGAACAGAACGCTATTCCAAACTGGCGCGCTCGGTTCTGCACGCGTCTCCTCAAGATCGAGCCGTACGCCGCCTGGCTCGCAAAAAATTCGCCGTGCGTTTCGTATGTCGGGTTGCGCGTCGACGAAGAGGAGCGCGAAGGCGGCGACTATGCTAAGGTACCGAACGTTGAGATGGATTTTCCGATGCGCCGCTGGGGCTGGAATATCCAAACGATGTACGATTATCTTAAGCACCGCGGTGTTACGATCCCGACGCGCACCGACTGCAAGCTCTGTTTCTATCAGCGGCTTATTGAATGGTGGGAGCTGTGGAAGCACGATCTTGAAAGCTATCTCGAAGGCGAGCGCATTGAAGCTGAGATGGGGCATACGTTCCGATCGCCGGGGCGCGACACGTGGCCCGCTGCACTCTCGGCGTTGCGCGCCCGGTTTGAAGCGGGCGACGTACCGCGTGAAACGCGCGCTGATCCAATCAACGGTATGAAATGCCGAGTATGTAGAATCTGAGTACGCACTACACACTCTTTCCCCCGCCCCCTCGCCCCGCGATCGCGGGGTCGGCGCAAAACGAAAAGAGCTTCGCACCAACCGATGAGCCGACCATGCGCCACTATCACGTTCTGATTTACCCCGCATTAGCGTGGATCGCGTTCAATCTTGCCTTCTTCCTGTGGCGTCTCTACTGGTCGCCGGGCAAGGACCGCATCTAGGGACTTGACAACCCTAAATGTAGTGACTAGCAATACACCTGCGCAGACCCCATCCCCACTGCGCACCCGGCCCCGGCGGTGTTTCAACCAGCCCCCCAGCCCCAACGCCGCCGGGGTCTTATCCCGCTAGCGCGGGACGAGCAGGATCAACGAATGTCCAAGGAACCCGCCCTCTTCGACTTCGCCGCCGAGATCCGCCACGAGACCGACAAGGCGTATCTTTTGTTTGACGGCACCAAGGAGGGCTGGGTGCCGAAGTCTCAGACTGAGAACCACAACGACGGAACGTTCACCATCCCGCAATGGCTTGCGGAGAAAGTAGGATTTGCATGAAGCCCCTTTGTATCTACCATGGCGCTTGCGACGACGGCTTCGGCGCGGCTTGGTGTGTGCGCAAGGCGCTCGGCGATGAGGTAGAGTTCTTTTCCGGCGTCTACATGAAGGACCCGCCTCCGATCGAAGGCCGAGACGTGATCTTCGTGGATTTCAGCTACAAGCGTCCGGTTCTCGACACGATGGCGCGTCACGCGCACTCCGTTCTTATTCTTGACCACCACAAGACCGCACAGGAAGACTTGGCGGATATCAAGGCGCCGCCTGACGCTCATGTTTGGCGCGAGGCGGCGTGGAATGGCAAGCTCTCGGGTTCGCTGCGCATGACCGCGCTGTTCGATATGAACCGCAGCGGCGCCGGGCTCGCGTGGGACTATTTTGTCGGTGGCGCGCGACCGAAGTTTATCGACTACCTCGAAGATCGCGACCTTTGGCGCAAGCAACTCCCTGGCGGCGACGAGTTCACGATCGCACTCCGGTCGTACCCGCAGGACTTCCTGATCTGGGACAAGCTCATTGATAGCGGCCCGCAAGCGCTCATCACCGAAGGTGGTGCGATCCAGCGCTACTATCGCCTGCGCGTCGAGGAGTTGAAGCGCAGCGCCTATCACGCTGAATTGGGTGGCGCCAAATGCCGGATCAGCAATGCGCCGTACTTCGCTGCCAGCGAGGTAGCAGGCGAGTTGTGTGAAGGCGCGGATTTCGGCGCCTGCTACTTCGAGGTGGAGCACGGACGATACCAGTATTCGCTTCGGTCGCGCGGTGACTTTGATGTGAGCACGATCGCTCGAAAGTTCGGCGGAGGGGGCCACAAGAACGCGGCCGGGTTCACCACGACCGGGACCGCGCACAAAGCAACCTGATGCCCTACCCCACCTCCATCCGCCTCCCCGAGGACGTTCGCCGCGTTCTGCGCAAGGTCGCCAAGCAGAACCGGCGGACAGTGACCGAGCAGATAAACTTTGTCTTGCAGGAGTGGATCCGTGCGGACCCCGCTATCGCGGGGCTAGGCCGGAAGATCAAACCGGAGGAAGCGCATGACGCGGGATGAGGCCAACAAGAAGCTGGTTCAGAACACAACTTGGCATCGCGATATGTGTGCTCAGATGGTGATCGCGCTTGAAGCGATCGGCCTCCTCCATCTCGAAACGACGGAGGACAAGGTGCGCTTGGCGGCGGTGTCCCGTCTTGTAGGGGTGATAGCGGAAGTTACGCACTCTCGGAATGGTGTTACGGACGTGCGCGAGCCAGGGAGAATTACCCACGAAGGCGCCCTCGAAATTCTCGACGTGCTCACCAAGTCGGGGTTCAGGATCAGCCGTGAGTGACCCGCCTAGCGGCGGGCAAGTCCCGAAGCTCTTGCAGGTCCCCGATCGCGTGCACTCGGTCGAGGAGATGTGCGGTCTCGTTGCGAAGCTCCCTAATGTGGAACACGTTGTTGTGATCGTCGAGGATCCCGAAGGCGTCTGGGTCATGACGGTGGATGGCACGACGCTTGAACGAATGAACTGGATGTTGGACCGCGCGAAGCTGCGCTTGCATAGGGTGGATTGAGATGGAAGAACCGTTTCGCTTGGTTGCTAGTTGGGGGCACCTCTTGCATGAGCTTCGACAAATGCCGGAAGCCGATTTTGCCAAGTACTGTTCGGCCGACTTGCGTGCGATTCCGATGTATTGGTCGATGTCTCCTGAAGGTCCCGTTAAAGTTTGGCCAAAGCCATGCGATGGTTGCGAAGTGTTTCAATTGAGGAAGTTCAAGATATGAAACTCGCCCTCATCACCACAACTATCAACATCCCGAGCGTGCTTGCGCTTTATCGTCGCTTCGATCTTTCGGCCGCGGTACGCTTCTTCGTGGCGATCGACGACAAGACCCCGCGTTCCGTTCCGGTCTTCTTGGACAGCCTCGGCAACTGCCAAGTGGTGGATCAAACGGATTATAAGTGCGATGCCATCATCGGGCGCAACTCGATCCAGCGGCGTAACCTTGCTCTCTTAGAAGCTCTCAAGTGGGGTGCCGACATCATCGTGTCGGTCGACGACGATAACATTCCGATCGACCCCAACTACTTCCACCAGTTTGAGGCGGTATTTAATCCTCGTCGCTGGGACCACACGCTCATCGGGCGAAACTGGTCCGGCCTCTGCGCCCACTCCGTGAACGGTTGGTTCGATCCCGGCGCCTTTCTCGTTCCCCCCGCCACTCACCGCGGCTTCCCCGCCCACATCGTCCCCGAGACCTACTTCGAAGCCATCACCAACGCAAAAATAGGCGTGGCGGCCGGCATGGTGCTGGGCGATCCAGACATTTCAGCTGTTGAGCGGCTTGCCCGCGGCACGCGGGTCAGCGGGGTCGGTGAAATCCTCAAGGCCGGCATCGTGGTCGACCCGCAGACGCACACGGTCTTCAACAGCCAGAACACGGCGTTCCTGCGTCAGTTCGCTCCCGCCATGATGATGTGGCCGGGCGTCTCCCGCTACGATGACATCATGGCGTCGCTCGTCACCCAGCGGGTGATGCGCGAGCATGGCTACCATGTTCACTTCGGCCGGCCGCTGGTTTACCAGCAACGCAACGCCCACGACCTCAGGCAAGACTTGGCGGGCGAGGTCTGGGGGATGCAGTACGCCGACAAAATTGCAGTCCTCCTTGACGATATCGACGTGCGCGGATCGGTTATCGACGGCGTGCGCAACATCTTCCTGCAGCTCGGCAAGTACGACTTCATCCCGTCGATCGTGAGCGAGTGCGGGGCGGCGTGGTGTGATGACGTGGAGGGGGTGCTGTGAACGTGACTCTTCGTCCGAATGGTATCGCTGACGTGTATATTCAAACTCTCGGAGAAGCCTGCACACTCGCCGATCTGGAAAAACAAATACGGGCACTGTTGGTTGCGCGTGCGTGGCTGCGGCGGGAGATGAAGGGTCGCGAGACGAAACCAGAAAAGAAGCCTGCGAAATGAAACTCGCTTTGGCGTTACTCACCAAGGATAAGCCCGAGCTGACCAAGTGCTCGATCGAGCCCCTGCTTTGGCCCGACAAGTTTGACTTGTGGTGCGTTGACGGCAGTGTAACTGAGGACGGGCGGGCGTTTTTGCGCGAACCCGGCGCGAAGTTCAGTGAGCTGGCGATGGACGTGCGGGGCGGTCCCGATGCGGCAATCGTGTTCGCGCTCACTAAGATGTTGGAGCCCTTTTATGGAATGGGGAGTGCGGAGTATTATACCCACGTAGGTCTGTGTGAGCAGGACGTTCTTCTCAAACCTTACTGGCTGAACCCAACCATGGCGCTGTTCGAGCGCGGCCAGTCCGAAGGTTTGCAGGTCGGTGCTGTCAGCGCCCGCGCCTACGAGGATCGCATCCTGATCCAGCGTGACGGTTACGCCGTGATGCACAACCTCGGCGCCGGCATGGTGATCTTCACCCGCGAAGCTGCCCGCCTGATCCTCGACAATTACCGAACGGGCTGGTGGACCGACAACCGCCTTACCTTCTGTGCTCTTTCAGGCCTGGATATTGGCCAGTGGGGATGCTTCCGCGGCAACGAGCAGCCGATCACTGCCGACTGGCACTTCGATACGATTCTCGCCCGCCACGGCCTTGCCTCGCTTGCGCTTACGCCCTCCCTCGCGACGATGCTGGACCAGGACATCGCGGCACAAGGGCTAAAGATGGCGGACGGTCGCTACGATCTTCTTCGCGATAAGGCAGACGCATTTGCCAAGTTCGCCGGCCGCACCATGGAGATACGCAACAGCGACTGGTCGCTTCCCGATCTACGCATCCAGTCCTCCGGCGGCATCTACACTTACTTTCCCCACCAGATCCCCGGTATTGGCGGAACGTATAGCGGAGACTGGCGGCTGAAGTGGTGTCAGGGATTCGGTCCGTTCGTTTGGGAGTCCGCTAACGCGGACCAAGGTGCCGCTTGCCTCGCGGAAGCGATGGTTCTCGGCCCCTGCGAAGTCCTGCTCGGCGGTCAAGGCAAAGTTCGCGTGACCGACACTCACTCTGGCTACAGCATCGTCTCTTCTCTTGCTGACGCGGGCGGCGCCATCCTACAGGTGCCGATCCCGTCCGGTGTCTCGTACCGCACTATCAGGGTGGAGGCGTTGTCTCCCGGCGCGTGCTTTTACGGTATCCGAACGCGCGAGACGCAGCCGTGGCTGACGGGGTATAGGTTTGATCACTCACACTTGCCCGCCGTAGGCGGGTGAACCGAGGGCAGAATGAGCGGCTTGGAGATCGCCATGGTCGTTTATGGGCTCGTTCTGCTCGCTTGCATCGCGTGCCTTATTCATTCCGTGCTTGGGAACCTCCAAAAATAGCGGTTGACATCGTAGTCAAAGTCACTACAGTATGGGAATAACGAAAGCGTTTCGTTCTGAAGCTGCTTGCCGCGCGCTAGCGCGGTTCACTACGCCGGGGAGGCGCAAGCCCATGCTGATCGGTTACACCCGCTGCTCGACTGCCGACCAGGCGGACGGCTCCACCATCGCGGAGCAGGAGCGCATGATCCGCGGCGTCGCGATGATGCGCGGCGTCGACCAGTACGACATCGTATTCTATTCCGACCCGGCGGTCTCGGGCTCGATCAGTCTCGCGCGCCGCCCGCAAGGCGCCGAGCTGGTGGCCAACCTCAAGAAGGGCGACATCATCATCGCGGCCAAGCTAGACCGCCTGTTTCGCTCCGCCCAGGACGCTCTTTACGTGGCGGAGTACATGGCGGAGCGCGGGGTAGGGATCATCCTGGCCGACATGGGCCACACGCCCGTCACCGAGAACGGCGCCTCGAAGTTGTTCTTCACCATGCTGGCGGCGTTCGCCGAGTTCGAGCGCACGCGCATCAATGAGCGCACTGAGTCCGGCCGTGACGCCAAGCGAAAGCAGATGGGATGTGTGGGTGCGGTCCCCTACGGTTTCCGCAAGACGGGCAAGCGACGGGACTCGTTCCTGGTCGAGAACTTCTCCGAGCAGAAGAACATCCAGGCCATGTACGACCTCAAGTCGCAGGGGATGACCTACGAGCAGGTGGCGATCGAGCTGGCGGCCAACGGCGTGTACAATCGCGCCGGCCGGCCATTCAACCGCGGTCAGATATTCTCGCTGGTGAAGGCGCATCGGCAGGGAGTGGGGGTAGCAGGTTTGCCCCGTGCTAGTGGGGCGGGGGAAGGAGCAACGGTGTAATGGTTTGGATTAACTATAAAGGTGATTTACGTTCGGGCGTTAAGTGTCCGAAGTGCGGTTGTGCGCCTGCAGGAATATTGCGTTGTTGGAACTGTAAAACATGGCTGCTGTTAGCGTGGTTCGGGTGTAAAGCGGATGTCTGACCGCGCCGCCGCCACCCGCTTCTACGAGCAGGCCGATAAGGTCCGCAAGGACACCTCGGACCCGCTCAACGCCAAGCGCTCGTATGAGATGTTCTCGGCCGCTTGCTACGCGGATCCGACATGGTGGCTAGCGTGGTATCAGCATGGGAACAACCACAACGACATCAAGCTTCATCACGCGGCCGTCGCCTGCTGGCGCCGCGCTTTGCATTGCGAGATCGAGAACCCGATCGATCGCGCTAAGGTTCTCTCCAACTTCGGGTGGGGCCTCTCGCAGATCGGCGAGATCGATGCTGCTTTCACGGCCTTGACCGAAGCCACCAAGCTCAATCCGAAAAGCGGTAGCGCGTGGACCAACCTATCGACCATTCAAGGCCAGTTGGGCTCGCCTGCGGCAGCGGTGGGCTCGGCCCGCATCGGCAAGAACCTGGACCCCGAGAACCTCTCCGGCCAGATGGCGCTCAGCTTCGCCCTGCTGTTCAATCGTCAGTTTGTCGAGGGCTTCAAGGAGTTCGAGTGTCGCTACGCCTACGCACTTCACAATTTCCTTCACTATCCCTACCCGAAGTGGTTGGGAGAAGAAAACCAGACCGTCTTTTTAGTGGCCGACCAGGGTTTGGGCGACACGCTTTCGTTCGCCCGCTTTGTACCTTTAGCCGCCAGCAAGGCTCGCTTCCTCCATCTCTACGTGCAGCCTGAGCTGCTTCGCTTGTTCCAGCACGCATTCATGTTCCTGAAGAACGTCAACATTATCCCGTTTCAGGTGCAGTGTCCCTACCCCGAGGCGGACGCGTGGACCACGTTCGTGAGCTTGCCGTTTGCCCTTGGCCTCACCGACGACCAGATCCGCAACGCGCCACCGATCCAGGCTCCGACCACCCGCTTACCCGCTTCTTGGCGAGTGCCCGGCCAGAAGCTTCACGTCGGCATCGCGTGGGCGGGCAGTGACTTGAACCTGATCAACAAGCACCGCTCGATCCCGCTCACCCACTTCTTCGATCTGGCGCGCGTCAAGGGGGCACAGCTCTACTCGCTCCAGATCGACCACCCCAAGATCAAGGAGATGAACGACCTCGGCGGCGGCGCGTTCATCCGCGACTTGTCGAGCTACGTGCGCGATATCGTCGACACCATGAGCCTCCTGCGCGATCTCGACCTTGTGATCACGTGCGAGAGCGCGCTCGGGCATATCTGTGCGACGATCGGTAAGGAGTGCTGGATTCCCTACTCATTCCTTGGTCGCGATTATCGCATTTCTCACAACGGAGACGATCGCATATGGACCCCCAGTCATCGCATCTTCCCTCAAGGCAAAAACCAAAGGTGGGAGCCGGTCTTCGAAAGGATCGAGCAAGCGCTGGCCATGAAGCTGCGCGCGAAGTCGTGACCTATTCGGGGCCTGACATTTTATCGCGTCTCGATTCGGTGACGATTTGCGGTGTCGTGATTCAACGGCCGGCGCATATCCAGCGCTCGTTGTGGACGCGTTTTTGGGAAGAAAGATCGTGGATCGTATGACTGAACACACCATCGCGCTGCGCCACCCCGCCGGCCGCCAGATCGCATTTAAGATGCTTTTGGACCCCGAGTTCGTGTCGGACCAGTACATCATCGAGTACTGCAACAAGCAGGCGTGCTACGAGCCCGAGGTGGCGTGGGTCATGATGCGGGCGCTTCGTCCCGGCGACAAGGCGGTGGATGTCGGCGCTTGCGTGGGCTTCTTCACCCTGCTGGCGTCTCAGCTCGTCGGGCCGACCGGTGAAGTGGTGGCGGTAGAGCCCGGCCTTGACAATCTCCCAAAGCTGAAGGCTAACCTCGCTTTGAACCTGTTTCCTCCCGAGCACGGCTCCGGCAAGCCGATCAGCAACGTGGCGATCGTGGAGCAGCCGTTGTTCGCGCGGGCGGAGCTAGTCAAATTTTACCAGAACAGTGATAGCAGTGGCGGCCACGCTCTATGGGATCCGGCCCTTTGGGAGGGCAACACGAAGACTCGTGCGGCACTCCCGCATACTGTTAATTGGGCCGCTACCACCCTCAACCGTATCACGCCCTCCCCCTGCCGCCTGATCAAGCTTGACACCGAGGGGGCGGAGGAGCGCATCCTGCAGGGCGGCAACAACGTTTTGATTGTGCAACACCCGCCCTTCATCGTCGCCGAGATCAACCAGTTCGGTCTGAACCAGATGATGTGCTCGCCCGACAGTTTACGAGCTTACATGCGGGTACATGGGTATGATACCTTCGTGCTGTATCCTGATGGCGCTTACCCCGAACTGGTGCCGCCCCGCAAGACGATTGTGTGTGAGCACATTTGGAACGTCCTGTTCAGCTCTGTCTCTGACGTAGCGAGCATTTGGCGATGACCCTTACTGCCGACGAGTTCGCGGTTCTCATGATCGCCATGCAGGGCGAGTCGATGATGGCGATCGGACGGTGGCAAAAGCCGACTGAGAGCCTTATCGAGAAGGGGTATCTCCAATCCCGCGGCGGCGACAACTTCAATTGCGTCATCACTCCAGAAGGACGAGCAGCCTGCGAGGCGCGGGATCGAGAGGGCATGGATGCGTTGAAAGTGGCAGTTAATAAGCCCAGACCGGCAACCGAAACGGAGGAAAAGAAAACTGTCATGTTTGGCGGGGCACTTGCTACAGTTCCTAAGCGCTGCCCCCATTGCGGAGGTGTTCTTGAGTAAGCCCGGCGTTGAAGTCAGCCTGCCGAAGTCCTGGATCGACAAGCAGGATGTCGGGTTCTTCTTCGATCATCCCGACCGGCACGCGCACATCCGCGCCCCCCTTGGGGACGAGATGAAGGGCGAGTTCTGGTCTCTCGGCGAGCACCAGCGGGATCGCCGTCGCGTTTTATTGTGGCGCGTGCCGCAGGACAACCCGTACTATCGGCAGGACCGTTCGTTCTTGAAGATTCCTTTCCTTCTGTTTTCGGACGAAACGGTGGAAGACACCGACGAGATTCTCCTTCCTATTCTCAGGGAAATGATGAACAATGCTGCGGAGGGTTTTGCGAGATGAAAAATTTCATTGCTGGTATTTTCACAGCTTTTGCGCTGGTTAGCGGGGTTGCTTTTGCAGTTGAAGGGACCCCCGGAACATCCCTGCCTCTTGTTGGGTCTATACCGATAGAAAGTTATCCAGGCGCGTATTTGAACGCGCTAGCGCACGGACGTTTTGGCAACAAAATGATAGTCATCCAAGTCGACGAAATCGGCCGAGTCATTTGTTCTGATAGGAGTCAGCCATGAGTTGGACCAAATCCGTTTTCAGTTCCCATGTCGACGAGATCGGGTACGACTCCGACAAGCAGGAGCTGACCGTTACTTGGAAGAACGGTCGCATGTCCGCCTACGAGGGGGTTGATGAGCAGACCGCGCATCAGGCCGCCAATGCCCCTTCGGTCGGGCAGTTCCTCCATAGTGAGATCAAACCGAACTATCGGCACAAATACATATGACCCAACCCCTCGTCGAGCCCCGCTCCAACGATCCCGCCCTGCGTTTCGCCGCCATGGCGGAGCGCATAACGCACAACGCCAACCAGTCCTTTGGCGGAGCGGTGGTGATTGTTCCCCCCAGCGGTGACCCGATCGAGATTTTGATGCTCGACCCGCACTCGGACATCGCAATGTTCTGGGGTACGATCCGCTCCAAGATCGATATCCTGCTGGCGACGGCGGAAGCCGAGAAGCGCCGGCAACAGGGCTTCGGCCAAGGAAGGTAGCGCATGAGCTGGAACATCGCCGGTTTTTTTGAAACCCACCTTTTTAGGCATGGCTATCGCGGGCACGTCGTGCTATTTGTCAATAACGTCGGCATCATTCTCAACCCCGCTGGACGCGGGGGCAACCCACACGAAAGGGCTCACCTCATGGTAACCGTCACCGTCGGCCACAAGATCAATTGCAGCATCGGCTTCCTCGACACCAACGGCAACCCGATGATCACCCCGCCCGTGCCGGACGCCGTTCCGACCTGGACCAACACCACGCCCGCCACCGAGACCTTGGTGGCATCCGGCGACGGCCTGACGGCCGTGGCGACCGCACTGGTGGCCGGCTCCGACGAGATCGACCTTGCGCTAGCGGTGGGCGGTGTTGCCTTCAAGGCCCTCGTAGCGGTCACCGTGCAGGCGGCGCCGCAGACGCTTGGTTCCGTCACCATCAACACGACGGTCGTCTAGTCCTGCCGGTGCATGGTAGGCCGCGAGGGCGGTCTGGATTGTGGGGAAACGCAACCCCAGACCGCCCTCTGCTTCTAGGAGGTTACAATGATCGGCACGCTCATCGGGTTGATCTTCCTGTGCATCATTGTCGGCTTCGTTTGGTGGGCAGTTGTCGGGCAGCTGTTTCCGATGATCGCGCCCTACATCGGCGAGCCCTTCATGACGTTTATCAGGATCATCCTGGCATTCATCATCCTGTGCATCGTTTTGTACGTCATCGCTATCATGCTCGGTTTTGCCGGCATCCATGTTGGCGGGCCGTTTTCCGGCGGGATTCACTGATAGCTTTGCTACATGGCAGGTTGGTCCGCTCGCAAGCGACAGACGGTCGAGAAGGCGTTTTACGCGTATCTCGCCCAATGCGTCGTCAACTCCAAGGACTTGGGCAAGATCAATCTCGGCGAGCACCTGTTTTATGGGCAGCGCTGGGCGATCACTGAAATATTCGACGCGCTCGAAGACGATATCCGTTTCATCTACATCCTCAAGTCCCGCCAGCTCGGCATCTCCACCCTCATTCGCGTCCTCATCGCTTTCCTACAGGGGGTCTTCCCCGGCCTGAAGGGCGCGATCGTGTTCGACACGGACTCCAACAAATCGAAGGCGCACGTCGAGCTTAAGTCGGTCATCGACAATCTTCCTGCGCATCTCAAGTTCCCCAAGGTCATAAAGGACAACCGCGAGGGCATGATCCTCGCGAACGAGTCCAGCATCTTGTTCATGTCGGCCGGCGTGCGCGAGAGCAAGAGCAGCGGCACGCTCGGCCGGTCGACCGACTTGACGGTCAGCCACTGTTCGGAGCTGTGCTCGTGGTCGAACGCGACTGGCGTAGTGGCGCTGGAGAACGCCTACAGTGAGGTGCACCCTGACCGCCTTTACATCTACGAGTCCACGGCGCGCGGCTTCAATTCGTGGCACGTAATGTGGAAAAATGCGCGCTTGGATACAGCGCATTGCAAGTGCATTTTCCTGGGGTGGTGGAGCAAAGACAGCCAGCGGATCGAGCAGTCGCACCCCGATTTCGCCCTTTATGGAACGCTACCGCCTTCTCCTCGCGAGGCTGAGAAAATCTCGAACGTCAAGGAACTGTACGATTTCGACGTTTCGGTTGAGCAGCTTGCTTGGGTTCGTCGGAAGATGGATCCCGCGGCACAAAGTCTAGGTGATGCTGATCCTGAGTTCGATGGCGACACGACGAAGATTCAAGAGCAGCCATGGACGGAATCTGAAGCGTTCCAGCAAACGGGCTCCGCCTTCTTCGCGTCCGAGAACCTAACGGATCTAACCAACAAGTACGTCTCGGACGACTTCCAGACATATATGTACCATTGCGGCGCTGAGTTTGCCGACATGCGGGTTTTCAAGGCCGACAACATGAAGTCGGTGGAACTGAAAGTTTGGGAGGAACCAGATCATGATGGCGTCTACGTTATCGGAATCGACCCGGCTTATGGCGAAAATGAGAAAAATTGTCGAAGCGCTATACAAGTCCTTCGATGCTACGCCGATGGAATCGATCAGGTGGCAGAGTATGCGTGGCCTCTTGTCACGACACGCCAGCTCTCTTGGGCAATTGCGTCCCTGCTGGGCTGGTACGGGGCTGGAAGAGGGCAGGTGCGATATATACTGGAGCTTAACGGTCCAGGCCAAGCCGTCCTCAACTCTCTCAAAGATCTGAAATTCCAGATCGAGAACGGTTACCAGTTCGAGAAACTCGACGCCAAGGGCTTGCGTGATATTTTTCGTAACGTTTCGCAGTACATCTACAGTCGCGTCGACGCGATTGGGCCAGGGCACAATGTACATTTCAAAACGGATCTCCAGCGCAAGATCCTAATTATGGAGCGGTTGCGAGATTTCACCTCCAACGGTAATCTTCGGGTTAGGTCGATGGAGCTGATCGAGGAGATGGTGTCGATCTCTCGGGACGGCGACAAAATTGCCGGTAGCGACAAGGACGATAGGGTGATAGCCTTGGCGCTGGCGTCGTACTATTGGGAGACCAAGATCAGACGCGACCTCATTGTGAGGAAGATGACGCGCGACTCGGAGGCGGCTCGCCGCAGGCTTAGCATCGTGGACCAGGTGACGCTTTTCAACCAGAACAACCTCGAACAGTTCTTTGCCGGCAAGCGCATGGAACGCATCTCGGCGGCACGCAACGTGAACCGGCAGCGATGGCGTTATGGCAGGTAGACCCGCCATGAACGTCTATCCACGAGCGACGATTGTTGGCGCGGTTGCCGACTATCTTCTAGGTATGAAGTACAAGGGTATCTGTGCTAAGTGGGGTATCAGCGGTGGGGTGCTGTCTTACTACCTTCGCAAGGTAAAGTGTTTCAAACGTCGGAGTAGCCGTGGCAAAGTTCTCAGCAAAATGCCCTGAATGCGCCAGCAAGTTCCCGTGGGAGCCCACTAAGGGCTACCCCAAGGCGTGCCCCCTTTGTGGGTTCGACACCTCGATCGACGAGGACGCCACCGCCATCGTGATCCCGGCGTTCCTCTCCGCCAAGTCAAAGGCCAACGACAAGCTCTACCGGGACATGGAGAAGGGATCGGAGTTCAGGGCGCACGCGGCGGCTGAAGCGGCTGGTGTGCCGGTATCCGAGATGGCGGGGTTGAAGATCACCGATCTCAATGACCGGCGCGACGCTGAGATTTCAGCCAAGGACACCGAGGCGAGGGCGGCGGCTGCGCGCCTTGGGATGAAGTCGCTTGATGCACCCTTCCAGCAGAACGGCGCGTCTTATAGTCCGGCCGTCCAAGCAGGACCCTTCGCCAATTCGGGAGCTAAGTTCCAGACGGTGTTGCGCGAACAGCACGCCAACGCCACCAACTACGCGGGGATCAGCGATCAGCCGGCCGCGGAGGTGATGAACCCCGGCTATAGGCGCCGCGGATGATCCCTGTCCCCACGAACAAGAATGAGATCGTCGACCTCGCCAAGGAGCTGATCGAGCAGTGCCGGGTGAGCGCGGGGCCGCGGTCCAACTATTACCGGCTGATGAGCATCCTGGCGGAGACAGGACGTTATGACGGGCAGAAGTCCCTTATCAACCTCCTCTATAAAATACTTGATCGTACTGCAGCTCATCTGTTCAGCCCTGTGGAGCTTCGCTTCGCGATCGACTTCGAGAAGCCGGTGCCGGCGCACTTCCTTGAGAAGGCCAAGGTGGTGGCGGGGCACTTGACGAGGAGCTGGGAGCTATCGAGTACCGATACGACCTTCGGGCGCGGCGTGTTCGACTCCCTCAAATACGGTGTTGCGATCCTCAAGCAGTGGCCGGAGACCAGCGGCCCTCCGAAGGAGGAGCATACCAGCTACGAGCGCAAGCTGGTGATGCCGTGGAATTTCGGGGTGTACCGCGAGGATGAGAACGATCTCAGCAAACAGGAGGTGCTGTGCGAAACGTCTACTTTAACGATGCCGGAAATCTGGCGGCGTATTTGGCATCTGGACGACAAGAAGAAGCTCTACGACCGGATCAAGACGCATTCCCGCAAGGGCGCGGTAGTGTCCGATCCTGCCAGCATGTTCCATCAAGTGCTCTCCACCTCGCAGCTTCAGACTGGTGTGAACACCAACACCTTGCCGGGCGGTATCGTTCAGATCGGTAACGATCCCAACTACGCTGTCATGGGTCCGGTGATCGGCGCCGAGACGGTGGAGTTTCACGAGCTGTGGGTGAAGGATGAGGAGGACTACACCACCATCCAGATTGTCGAGCCTGACATTCTAATCGCCCCCATTCACAAGAAGGCGAACCTGCTGGGCGTGCCCAAGAAGCAGCCGTACCGGAAGATCCAGCCGAACGAGGTGACGAACTGGTTCTGGGGTCGTAGCGAGCTGATCGACTTGATCGAATCGCAAGGCTTCTTGTCCGGGATATGCGACGACCTCAAGCGCATGTTTGGGCTGCAGATCGATAAGATACTGGCGTTTTCAGGCGACACCACGATCCAGGATGAACAATACGCGCAGTTCCGCCAGGCCGGCTACGTGAACCTTGGTCAGTCCGGCAAGGTGGAGGACTTGACGCCTGCGATTCCCCCGGAGGCGCTGCAGCTGGTAGAGTTCCTGATCAATCAGATCAACGAGATGGCGGGCTTCCCGAAGATCATGCAGGGGCAGGGCGAGTCCGGGGTGCGGGCCGGCAACCACGCCAACCTCATCCAGAAGATGGCCTCACCGACGCTGCGCGACCGCGCCCTACTGGTGGAGCGGCAGTGTGCGGAGTGCGCCGACCTCGATCTCAGCATCAAGGAAGCCAAGGATCCGCACAAATACTGGACCAAGGCCGACGATGCCGTGAAGGACGTAGACGAGACTTCGTTCCTGCTGACTGATCTCCCCGATGACTGGCGCGTGACGGTTGACTCTCACAGCTCCAGTCCGATCTTCTCGGACGAGAACACGCAGCTCGTGATGGCGGCGCACAAGACCGGCATCGTGCAGACCGAGTACGTGATCGACAACGTGGCGCTGCCCAACAAGGCGGAAGCGAAGGCGCAGAACCGCAAGCATGAGGCCGAGCAGGCCAAGCTGTTCAAGGAGCACCCCGAGCTGCTTGTGGAGTCGTTCAAGCATGGGGGAGGGAAGCGTTAGCCCCGCGTCAGCGGGGCTAGCTCATTCTCCCATTGTTGTTCGGCACGAACACGCTTGGTCCTTGTCCTCCTTGTCGCAAGGCGGGTTCTGTTCGGGCGATGGTTTGCGCCACCGCTTGCGTGCGCGCGTTGTGCAACATCATCTCGGCGCCTGCTTGTTTGGACTGATCGAGGTCTTCGAGCATCCAGCCGAGAATTCGTTCTGATAGCAGCGAGCACTGCTGTCCGAAGTCGTCGACGATATTGACGCTAGGAATTGCGATGAGCCCAACACAGGCGTTTTGGGCAGCGTGTTCTGTCTTGAACAGCAGCCGCCACATCGCGGGTGTCTCTCCGAAGGCGATTGTCAAGCTATACATTTTGAAACTTCCCTTGGTTGGAAGCGGCCCACTGGATGACGGCTTCGCGGCTGAACCGGATGACGCTCTTGCTGAGATGGATCGAGGGGAGGGGTTTCTTCTTGCGCGCGGCGTATTCCATGATGACTTTGCGCGAGACACGAAGCAGGTAGGCGACCTCGTGGGAAGTGAGAAATTCAATGTCGGCCGGCGGTTGGCGCGGGCTGTTGTACTTGAGGTAAAGCTCGCGTGAATTTTTATTGCGCTGTGCTGCCGGCATGAAGACTCCGCAAAACGGATAAAAAAGCACTTAAGCGCACAATTACCAGTGATTGTTTTGGGCGTCAATAGAGCCGACCCTGACGCACCCGCAATTCTGCGTGGCAAATGGAGGCTCTCCATGATCGTTCGTAACCGCAAGGGCCGCCGGCACGGTCGCAAGTAATCATGCCGGATGCGATCCCAGCTTCTGCTCCTGGCGCCCCCCCGTCCCTCCCGACAGCGCCAGGACAGCCTCCCGCCAAGCAGGCGCCGTTCGGTTCGTCTCCGGCAACGGGGCCGACACCGAACCGCGGCTATGAGGCGGCGGCTGCGCAGAAGTTGGGACTCGTCCTCAAGCAGCTTGGCGAGATGATCCCGCTGGCCGGAGCCACCTCCGAGATGGGCATGGCCATCATGGACATGATCAAGAAGGGCTCGAAGTTCGTGCCGCAAGGTTCGGTCACGCCGGCCGCCGAGAAGAACCAGATCGACAACATGGCGATGAAGAACACGCAGAACAATCAGCAGATGCAGGCCATCATGGCGCAGCGGGCGCAACCCGCCGCAGGCGGGCAAGCGCCGGGACAGGAAGCTGCCGCATGAGCCGCGAGACCATCTTCGAGAACAAGACCACGATGGCGGATGCTCTCGCCGAGCATCCCTGCCGCACCGATCAGACTTCCGATGAAGCTCGCGCGTATCGCAAGACGCCGCCGCCGGGAGAACGCAAGAATCCCATGATGGAAACCCGCTCGGTCGATCGGCCGCGGCGCGGGCACGGGTACTAGCCCCGCCTTTGGCGGGTAAAGGAGCACACCATGAGCAACGTAAACATCTTCCAGAACTCCGCCAAGTCGATCCCGACCAGCGATGAGCAGATCGTGCGCGTCAACATGGAGGAGATCGAAATCGGCGGTCGTAAGTCGCATCTGCCCGCGCAGGCGAAGTCGGGCGTCCTCGGCGTGTCGCACGTCGCGAACGCCGGCACCAACACGGGCGGGAAGTAAGTCATGCCGAAGGTCGAAGTCGACGAAGCCGAGATCCTCGAAGCCCGTCGCCTGAAGGGCGTGCTCGCCGCCATCACGGCCGACCCCAAGCGCAAGGCGCGGCTGGAGCTGCTTCACAAGGAAGTGGATCCGAACGTTCCCACCCCGACCAACGATATGCTCAAGCCGGTCGACGACGCGGTGGCGGGCGTGTCGAAGCAGATCGCCGACCTTCAGAAGCAACTCGCCGACGAGAAGGCGGAGAGCGAGAAGCAGCGCAACCTCGCGCAGCTCACGCAGCGCGTCGACTCCGGCCTCGCTTCGTTGAAGCAAGCCGGCTGGATGGACGAAGGGATCGCCAAGGTGAAGGCGATCATGGAGGAGAAGGGTCTGCTCGACGTGGAGGACGCGGTGGCGATCTTCGAGCGCCGCAACCCGCCTACGACGCCGATCGCGCCGGGAGGGTCCGGCGCGTGGAATTTCATGGATGACGCGAGCGGCGACGCCGATGCGGACATCAAGAAGATGATCGAGACCAAGGGCAACAGCGAGGCGCTGTTGAACTCTATGGTCAACAAGACTTTACAGGAAGTCAGAGGGACTCAGCGACGCTGAGTAGCTCTTGCGCAGGAGTTAGGTAATGCCCCTTCCCGGTATAGGCGTGGCTCCGGCCGCAGGTTCACTGTACAACGAGTTGGCCGCGACCACGCGCCGCTGTTTCGTGCCGCGTCTCTTCGTCCAGATTTATTTCGGAAGCCCCACGCTTTTCTACATGACGGGCAACGCGCAACGCGCGGCCGGCGGCCTGAACCAAGTGACCATTCCTTTGCAAGGACAAAGCATGGTCCAGGGGTCTTTTACTGGCTACGGCGGCGGGTTCAACTCTCCCGTCATCACTCCCGGGATTCAAAACGGCCAGTGGAACCTCGCCTACTGGGTGGTTCCGGTTCCGCTCCCGTTCGGCGAGACCGTGCTGCAGGCTACGGATCGGGAAATCTCGATCCTCAAGGCCCGCATGAACGACGTGCACGCGGTGACGCGCCAGAATATGGCGCGTCTGTCGTTCACCAACAACTCCGCGAATCCGCTGCTGCCCGACAGCTTCCAAGGCGCCTTCGACAACGGCACGAACTTCCCGACCTACGGCGGCATCAACCGCCTTGCGCCCGGCAACTCGGCCTTCCAGGGCCAGTACATCAACGCGAACACGATCACGACGGGCGCCACGACCTCGCCCGCGACGGTCGGCTTCACGCGCTCCAGCATGGCGACCGTGCTGGCGCAGATCACGGACGCGGCCGGCGGCGAGGCTCCCACCTTCGGAGTCATGGCGCCTGGCGATCTCGCGACCCTGAACAGCAACTTCATCGGGAACGAGCAGCAGTTCGTCAATCCGGGCGGCGGCTACTCAATGGATACCGCGGTGCGGTCTTCGTTCCCGAATATCAATGTTTCCGGCATTCCGATTTTCGCCGACCACTTCTGCCCGAAGGGCAGCGCCTTCTTTCCGAACGTCAAGTACACGGCGATGTATTTGTCGGAGGATGCCGCGTTCGATTTCAGCGGCTTCTACTCACTGGTGCCCTTGGGGCAGATCGGGCAGCAGGGCGTGGTCGTGGTCGGATACGATATCGTGTCGGCCAAGTCGAGTTCAGGCGCCTGGATTTACAATATCGGCGCAGCACAGTTCTGAGGAGCACGCACAATGCCGTCTTTTCTTTCCGGCCCCGGTCTTGGCCTAGCTCTGCCTCAGAACCTTTACCCGACTGAGCTGCAGAACGCGCCCTACGACTTCTCGAACTCGCGCGTCACGCTCGCGCCGGGGGCCTGCATTCAGTTTCCGGCCGGCGACTGGTACTACAGTCTCGGGATGTATCTCGTTCTCCAGTACCTTGATCCGGTCACCGGCGTATGGGTGACCGGCGCCTCGGGCGGCTGGGAATCGGGCGTAGGGCACGTCTCGTCGGACGGCTTCAATGTCCGCATCGCCAATCTGACCGGCTGCGTGGTTGCGGCCAGCATCACGGCTGCCGGCTCGGGCTATGCTCAGGCTACGACGACCATCACCGTGACCTCGGCGGCCCTGCAGGGCAATGCGGCGCCGACTATCCTGCCGATTATCGGCGGCGCACTCGTGGCTTCCGGCGGCACGCTCGCCGCCAACGGCGCCGGCTACGGCGTTGCTCCGATCGCGTTCATCCCGGCCCCGCCGCCGGCCGCCAATAACCCCAACGGGGTCGGCGGCATTCCGGCCAGCGGTTATCCGGTCTTGTCGAGTGGCACGCTGACGGGCTTCACGTTCACCAATCAGGGTGCGGGCTACCCTTCGGCGCCCCCGATCGTGCTCTTGCCGAGCCCTTTCGACCCGAACCTGCTGGCTGGATCCAGCATCACGCTCGCGTCCCTTGTGGTTACCTTGACGGCCTCGGGCTCGCTAACGGGCGCGCTGGTGACCAACAACGGGGCACCGCTCGCCAACGGCTCGCTCGCCAACATCACCTTGACGGTGGGGGGCGCCGGTTCGGCGGCTTCGTTGACTGCGGTCGTGATGCAGACGGTGGCGGCTGCCTCCGTGGTGGCGGGCGGCACAGGGTATAGTTCGCTGGTGCCGGCTGCGATCACGTCGGTGGGCGGTGTGCCGCCCGCGGGCGCCATCACGGCCAGCCCGGATGCCAACCAACTAGCATGGAAGCCGCGGCCGTTGCAGGCGTCGATCGGCAACGCCAACGGCACCACCACCCTGGCGGTCGGACAGCTCGCCACCATCTACGACGGCGGGTTGTTCGAAGGTGCGCCGGTTTTGATCCTGGGCGCCCCGCAGGGCGTTGCGGCCCCCACCACGCTCGCTTCTCTCGCCCTCGTGATGGGCAGCCGTCCCGATGTCGCGATTCTTCAGCCAGCCCCCTGACGCGGGCAAGGAAAGGCAGTCATGAGCACTTTGATCAAGGTCACCGGCAAGGATAGCGGGCAGACGATCCTCGTCAACACCGATGAGGTGCAGACGATTGAGAAGGTGCCGGCGACGCTTGCCAAGCCCGCCAATCCCGGCAGTCCTGCCATTGCGGCGATCCCGTCCGTCCCCGGCCGCCCGTCCCGCCCCGCGGTTGAGGGTCGGCCGGCGATGCCCGAGATCAAGGATGCGACCGGCAAGGTGATCGCCCCGGCCATCCCCGAGGTGAAGCCGCTGCCGGCCATCCCCGAGGTGCCTGACAGTCCGGCCTACCCGGCGCATGATGAGGTGCCGCCTACGCCCGCTATCGCGGCGCAGCCCGAGAGCGCGATCATCAAGTTCGTCAACGGCTCCATGCTGGCGGTGAAAGAGACGCAGGACCAGCTGATCGCCATGAAGCCGGCGGTGTGACGTGGCGGCGACGTATAGCCAGACGACCTCGGGCTTGAACTCGACGTTGTTCGAGGTGGATGAACTGTACGTTCTCAATGATGCGCAGGCGCAGCAGGGCAACATACAGGCTGCGATGCAGACCGGTTTGGCGTTCCTGGTGCAAGGGCCGGACGGCGCGCAGGGTCTTTATCAGATTGACGCCGAGCGCTCGATACCGGGACAGCCGCCGATCCTGAGGGCACTGTTTCCATAAGGAGACGTGCCATGCTTACCTCCTACGAGACCCGCACCCGCCAGCTCTTACAAAACCCTTCGGCGCCGACCTCGCTATACGCGACGGTTGACATTGACTCGTGGATCAATCAGGCGCGCGGGCAGCTTGCGGCTGAGACCGAGTGTATCCGGGTCATTGGCACGATCCAGACCGTCATCGGGCAGCGTAACTACAATTTTTCGGCTATCAATATCGGCACGCCCTCGGTCACGGGAGCGCAGGGCGTTATTCATGTCCGGCGCATCATGTACAACGTGGCCTCCGGCCAGAAGATGGTGTACTCGCGCGGCTGGGAGTATTTCGATCAATTTTTTCTGAATAACCCGGTGCCGCAGAACGGGCCGCCATCGGAGTGGAGTCAGTACGGGCAAGGGTCTTCCGGGCAAGGCACGATTACGGGGCAAGGCACGGGTACGATGTCGACCGGCAGCTTCTATCTCGACCCGCCGCCGGATTTGGTCTACACTTTGAATTGCGACTGCACCTGCTATCCACAGGCTTTGGCGGCCGATGCGGACGTGGAGGCGATACCGTACATCTTTACGGATGCGATTCCCTACTTCGCGGGATATCTGGCGCTGCTGTCGGCGCAGACCTCCGCCCGGCAGGCGGATGCTGAACGTTTATTCGGATATTACGAGACATTCGTGCAACGGGCGCGGCGCTTCTCGAACCCCTCCGTGTTGCGCGGGCAGTACCAGCAGAGCCCCGATCCTACGACGCCGAACAAGCTCGGGCTGCAGAAGGCCGCCAATGGCAACGCTTAACACCTACCTTAAGGCCGCCCAGAAGCTTCTACACGAGAAGCGGCAGGAAGAACTCAACCCGCGCGATCTGATCGACTATATCAACGAGGGGCGGCGCGAGGTGGCGGAGCGGACGCAGTGTGTCCGCAGGCTCACGCCTATCTGCGGCTCGATCAGCGGGTGGACGATAACCAACGGAGGGCATGGATATACTGCGCCGACTTTTACGGTGAGCCCACCCGACTTCCCGAGCGGCAACCCGATCAATCCGAACGGCTTGCAAGCGACTGCGACCGGCGTTGTTGCTGGCGGCGTTATCACGTCGATCTTTAGCCAAGCGGGAGGCGCTGGCTACTTCCAACCGCAACTGACAATCACAGATTCTACGGGAAGCGGAGCGACCGCGACCCCGATCATTCCGGGCGTTAACAAGCTCAATCCCGGCCAGGAGAGCTACAACTTTTCCGACATCGACGTGAGCATGTTTCCCGGCATCGCTTCGATCTTCGCGATAAAATCGGTCAGCGTGATCTACGCGAACTACCGCTATTCACTGCCGATGTACGCCTTCAGCGTTTATCAGGCAAAGATTAGGCAATACCCATTCCAGTACCAGTACGTCCCCTGCTTCGCTTCCCAGTTTGGGCAAGGCAACCAAGGTTCGTTTTACGCTTATCCGATTCCGTCTCAGACCTACCAATGGGAGTTCGATCTATTTTGCGAGCCGCAGGATCTGGTCGACGATCAGAGCGTGGACGTGATCCCAAACCCGTGGTCAGACGTGGTGCAATACTGGGCCGCATTCAAAGGCTACTCGGAGCTGCAAAATTTCAACGCGGCAAGATACTATCTAGATATGTTCGACAATATGACGCAGCGCAAGTCAAACTACGCTCGGATTGGACGGTCGGTTTCGCAATATGGACGATACTGATGCTCACCGAGGACGAAGCCGCAACCAAGTGGTGCCCGTTCAACGTCGCACGCTCGACATCATCGCGCTGCATTGGTTCTGAGTGCATGATGTGGCAGTGGGGTCTTAAGCCGACCCCGCCAGACGCTTCCGCTCCCAAGGGTTATTGTGGGCTGTGCAATACGCAGTGGCGGCCGCAATGAGTTTGGAGAAGCCCTCCCCTCCAGAATCCGAGCAGCCAAATCCCTACTACCCTATTGGGCCATCCCCGCTGCTGTTCGAAGAGTTCAAGGGCATCTCCACCGATGTTCCACGCATCGGCGTGGACGACCGACAAATGAGTTGGTGCGACGGCTTCATGCCGATCAAGAAGCGCAACTTGCGCACGCTTTACGGTAAAGGCCCGCTATTTTACACCGCCCCTGGCATTCTGACGATTGCGTTGTTCGGCTTCTATGAGATTGGCGCGATCCCTTACGCGGTCGTGTTCTTGAGCGACGGCAGCATCGTGCAGGTGCAGGTATCGAACGGGGCGACGATACCGATTGCGCCTGCCGGCACAATCATAAATCCTGTCATAACGAATGTCGGTTTTGATAACTATAGCAACCAGTACCTGATTATAGTTGCCAACCAAACGAACGGATACTGGTTGTGGGACGGGGCGTTGTTCTACCAATCGGGAACTCTTGGACCGACTGTTACGCTTACAAATGTGGGCGCTGGCTATAAGACGGTTCCTGTTGTAGTAGCGACAGGAGGAAGTGGAACAGGTGCTACTTTCGTGGCGTCGATCGCGAACGGCGTAGTGACCAACGTGGTCGAAACCAATCCCGGAACGGGATATCTGCCGGGGCAGACGATCACGTTGGTCTTTTCAGGAGGCAATTCAGGTGGCTCGGGCGCTTCTTTGACCGCGGTTCTCAGTTCGACTGGCGGCGGCAGTGGTGCCACGTTTACGGTGGGGTTCACTGCCATATCAGGAAACCCCAATCACTGGAGAATATCTTCAGTCGGAGTCACGAGTGGCGGCAGCGGGTATTCACAATTTGCCACGCTTAATGTAACACTAACGTCCAGCAACAGTACCGTTTTTACAAGCGCGACTCTTCAGCCTGTTGTCGCTTCTGGGGCGATAACCGGAGTGACGATCGTAAACGGCGGCGATTACGAGCGCAGTTTTACCTCAAGTCCTCCGACTGCGACGTTATCAACGTCTGATCCTGGAAACTTTCACGTCACGTCGGTCACGATCGGCAGTGGCGGCAGCAATTATAGCGGTTCGACCACCATCTTGGCTTCCGCTGGCGGCTCACCGGTTCAGCAGGCGACTTTACAACCCATCATCACCGGCGGCGTCATCACGGGGGTGACCGTGGCGAGCGGCGGACTCTACGGCAGCAATACGCCGCCGACTCTTACGGTCAGCGACCCCGTTGTGAACGCGTCCGCCACGGTGGAGCTGATGCCATTTGGCGTTCAAGGCACCGCGGTTGAGACTTATGCGGGGCATGTGTGGGTGACGAACGGATCCGAGGTCAACGCTACTGCCCCCGGCAGTGTGGTGGACTTCGCCACGAGCGACGGCGGCGTTAGCTTCACGTCGCCTAGCAATATCTTCACGGCCCTTGTTTCGACCAACGGCTTCCTGTTCATGATTGGCGATTCAGCCACTGACTATATTTCGGGTGTGACCACCAGCGGCACCCCGCCGACTACGACTTACACCTATCTCAACGCCGATCCTGAGATCGGCACGCCTTACCCAGCGTCGGTGCTGCCCTTTGGAAATCTCCCGATGCTCGCCAATTCGATTGGCGTTTATCAGCTTGCGGGTTCGACCTTCACCAAGGTCAGCGACGACCTCGACGGCTCGGGCATCCCCAACGGCTTGTGGAACTCGGTCGCCAATTTTGGCGGTAACCAGATCAGTTCTTCGAAGGCTACGGTCTTCGGCAAAAAAGTGTGGCTGTCGCTTGCTACCATCCTCGATCCGATCAGCGGCCTCCAAGTCAATAAGCTGTTCATGTGGAACGGCTCATATTGGTGGGCCACGATGCAGGATGTCACGCTTACGTTTATTGCGTCCTACGAAAATAATTCTGTTCTCACGGCTTACGGGACGGACGGCACGCGTATCTATCCGCTGTTCCAAACGCCTTCCGTCGGGTTCAGTAAGACAGTGCAGTCTCGCTTGTGGGACGCGCCCGGCGGTTACACGCACGTCAAGGCGGCCACTCGGCTTTGGGGCATCGCCTACGTTTATGCGAACACAAGCCCAACTTTCACGGTGAGCATCGACAACGAGAACGGAGTGATGGGAACGCCTTACACGATCACTCCCTCGGCGATCGGTTACTTCGAAATTCCACCTGAGGCAGTGGGGCAGCAGGGCATCATGACGGGCTTGACCATCACCACGTCCGCGGCCGACATGAGTCTGGTGAGCGTGGCGCTGCAGGATGAAATCGTGGGGTACAGAGGATGAAGCTTACAGAACTAGAACCACGTTGGATCGTGCTAGACGGGCGCAAGGTAGGGATGCTGTTCCGTTGTCCGCATTGCAGAGAAACATGGCTTTCGTGCTTTTTTGAAAAGATGCCAATCCTGAATGGCGGCCAATGGCCGAACCAAGTTGCGCTATTCAAAACGCTGGTCGGCGAGGATGAAGCGCATAATGTGGTTCCGTGCAAGAAGGACAAAGCTTGGAATTTAGCAGGGGCCGATCTTTCGAATTTATTTGATTTTTCAACGCTAACTGTTACTCCGTCACTTGACGCGAGTGCTTCGGGCCATTGGCACGGCTTTATAACGAATGGCGCGGCGCGATAATGCCTCTTGCTCAACTCAGCGCCGTTCCCCACACTCCGGTTGAGACGCAGCAGTGGCAGTTTGCGAACGTTGCTTCGCATAGGGACATCATACGCCTCGTGGGCGTCACTAAGGGCATCCAGCTTGTGGAATACCCTCTTGAGCCGTTCGACCCGAACGACCCTAACAGCTTGCAGAACTTCTTGAATCTTCATGCCGACATGCACCAGCAGATGGACAAGGCTCTCGGGCTGCCTAGTTACGCCTTGAGCGAGCTTGCCTGGACTGATAGTGTCGCCTTGGCGCAATGGATCAGCCAGCATTATGTTGAGCACCAAGCCGCCAGCTCGCTTTTAGGAGTCTCATGATGGCCACAGCCGAAGCCGTTCGGCAAACCACCAAGATGCCCAACGCCGCCGCGGTCGCTGGTAATCCGCCGTTGGCGGGCGCGCCCGTCACCCGCCGCTTCGATATCGCCGACCTGCAAAAGCATGGCGGCTGGATCATGGCCCGCCTCCAGAAGGCCCGACCAACCCTGAGCGAGCCGCAGATCATGCAGTGGCTCAGGAGCATGATCTACTCGAACGAGCATCTTTTCCTCTACCAGGAGCACGGCTGCGCGCTCGCCCAGACGGTGCGGGAGGAGACGCTCGCCGGCACTCCGGTGGTGCGGGAGCGGTTCGTGTTCGCCGAGGAGGGCCATGCCGAGGGTGCTGCCGAGTTTTATACCCACATCTTGCAGTGGGCCAAGAACCAGGGTGTGACCACCATCGTGGTGGAAGAGATGACGGACGTGCCGCACGACTTGATCAAGGAGAAGCTCGGCCGCCTGTTCGAGCGCAAGCAGGTGTTCGCCCGCCTGTGACCCCGCTGACGCGGGGCTAGGAGTTGCCCATGGCCTTCGACCCCAACTTCAACCTGACTGACCCGACCGGCGGCAACCAGACGCCCTCGCTCGACGGCAATATTGCCGGTGGCGCGGCCTCTAGCGGAGCTGGGGGCATCGCGTCCAGCCTGGGCAATATCGCGGGGCCGGGGCTCGCCCTCGGGGTGGGGGCCTACGACATCCTCAAGGGCGATCCGAACTCGGCGCCTGTGAACGCCCTCACCCAGGAGGCCGGCCAGCTTGGCGCAGAAGCCTCCCAGTTGACCACCCAGGGGCAGGGCCTCCAGTCGTACCTGGAGCAGGGCACGCTCCCTCCGGCCCAGCAGGCGCAGCTGGAGCTGGCTCAGAACGCCGCCAGGGCCTCCACCATCCAGGGGGCGGCCCAGCGCGGGCAGAACACCTCCCCGCTGGGGAACAGCGGCCTGAACCAGGATCTGAACTCGATCGGGCTGCAGACCGAGGTGGAGCGGGGGGCCTTGGAGAAGCAGCTGTTCGATGCCGGCAACAGCCTCATCACTCAGGGCAACCAGGCGCTTGGGATGGAGGTGGGCATCCAGGAGAAGCTCGCCGCGATCGACGCTCAGCAGCAACAGGACACCACCAACGCCATCATGGGGTTCGCCAAGTCGCTTGGGAGCATGGACTGGGGTAAGATCGGATCCTCCTTGACCCCCCTCTTGGCGCCTCTAGCGGCGGCGTAACCCCAAAGGGGCCAAATGGCTGGTTTGCAGGGTGAGACGATCACGGGCGTCGAGGTGGACGGGGTGCCGACCTCTGGGCCGCCGATCGGTGGGGGAGACAATATCGCGGCGCCCGACAAGGTGACCTCGGGGCTTGCCGATATCCAGCAGCAAGGAAACACCGCCAAGGAGGGGTTGTACGGCAACATCGCTCACATGGCGAACGAGGATGCGTTTCGCGCGCATCACGCCTATGACGCCGAAGCTGCTACTGCGCACGACATTCCGACGTGGAACGAGGAGGAGCAGAAACAGAAGTTTGCCACCGACCCGGTGAGGGCGTTCGGCTCCGTGGGCAGCGTGTTCGCCATGATCGCCGCGGCTTTCACGCATCGCCCTATGATCAACGCCCTGCAAGGCTCGGCCGCCGCCATGGACGCCATCAAGGCGGGCGACGATAAAGCCTACGACCAAGCATTCACCGCCTATAAGACCAATGCGGACCTCGCCATTAAGCGTCACCAGATGATGCACGAGGAGTATCAGGATGCGCTGTCCTTGATGCACACCGACATGGCGGTTGGGGAAGCCCAGCTCAAGATGGCGGCCATGAAGTACGACGACAAGCAGATGCTGTTTCTGACCGAAAACGGTCTCAGCGATCTGCGCGACAAGCTCATCACGGGACGTGCCAAGGCGCTCGAATCGACCGTGGAGGCGAACAACAAGATTGACGCGTTGTCACTGCGCCGTCAGACATTCGACAGCATGAAGGCGGACGTAGAGAAGTCCGGTATCCCGAAGGACGATCCGCGCTATGCCGCCCTCATGGCGGAAGCTGGACGCCGGGCGTTCGCCGGTAAGGAAACCCCCATCGATCCGCAGATGTGGCAGTGGGAGATGCAGCACGCGCAGGATCATGATGGCAAGGGGCCGACCGCCGAGGAGCGGCAGAAGTTTTACCAGGGCTTTCGGCTGACGGGCGCTGGTGTGGCAGGTGGCGCTGGCTCGAATCTTACCAAGGCGGTAGGCGCTTTGGAGGAGGATATCTACAAAGACAATATCGCGGCCGGGATGCCGGAGACTGCCGCGCGTGCGGACGCGATCAAGCGGGCCAAGGAGGCGAACGCGCCACCCATCACCGGCAACGAGCGCGAGAAGCTTGAAGCGCATCTCGGGCAGTTCACCGAGGCCGACACCCTGATCGATCGAGTCACCAGTACGCTCGATCGATACGTCGGGGCGGCGGGCGTCGCCGGCAAGGCGACCCGCATGGGCGAGCGGCTGAGCAACCTTGCGGGCGGCAAGGAAACCGATCGGGTGCAGTTGATGCGCGACATCAGCGAGTTGCAACTGATGGCTCCGCGCCTCTTGCTCGACGCTTCCGGCCGTCCGCTTGCCGCGGAGGCGGGTCACGTCAATGATGTGATTGCCGGGTTGAGCGCGGGCGATACCACTGCCAACACGCTACGCTCCATGAAGGAGATCAAGGAGCAACTGGCGCGCATGAAGCAGCGGCAGGAGCAGCGTTTGGGAGAGACACCAAAATCTACTCCTGCTGCACCAGCTAAGCCGAAGGCTGCCCCGTGGGCGAACGATCCTGAAGTGCAATGACTGACACCAACACCATTGATCCCAAAGGCACCGATGCGTACTTCGGCCCGGTCACGCGCCGCGGGGCGGAAGCTGCCGACGCGCTTCCTGATAAGCCGCCAACTAAGATCGCGGGCGAGGACGATTACGCTGCGCTCAAGCCTGGCACCACGTTTGTGGATCCCGACGGCAAGACCCGCAAGAAGGCGTACGCGGTCACAGACGACGCCAGCTACGAGGCGGTGCCGGAGGGTGAGCACTACACCGACCCCGAGGGAAAGACGCGCCAGAAGCCCAAATATGAGGGCATCGATGTCACGGCGCAGACCCTTTACGATATGTCGATCAACGACAAGGAGCGGCAGAAGGCGCTTGAGCGCTCCTACCCCGGCAAGGTCAAGAAAAAGGGTGACGACTTCTACGTGGAGGACGAAGGCGGCGTGCTGCGCAAGCCAGGCCGCGGGCCATCGGCTGTAGGCGGTTTCATAGCCTCTCAGGTAGCTCCTGTAGGAGGGGCGATCGGCGGCTCGATCGGCGGTGCTGCGGTCGGTAGCGTGGCTCCCGGCCCCGGCACGGTCGCGGGGGGTATCGCGGGCGCGGCAGGCGGATCGGCCCTAGGTCAAGGCTTCAACGACGCCATCCTTCAGCTCGCGGGCGTCTACGACCGGTCAGGCAGCGAGGAAGCCGCGAACCTGGGCGAAGCAGCCGCCTTCGGGGCCGTCGGCGAGGGCGCGGGACGCGCTATTGCGGGTGCGGCGCCGTTCATCAAAGGGAAGATAGCAAACACTCTTCCGGCTGCTGCCGCCAAGTTCCTGGGTGCTGATCCTGCCGGGTTGGAGCAGGCGATCGGTTTGAGCGAGAAGGGCGTCCTGGTGCCCCCATCAGGCTGGGCCAAAGAAGCGCCGCATATTCAGAACGTCGTAGAGGTGTTCGACCCGGCCTTCCACACTCAGAAGCCGCTGCTGCAGTCGGCGACCGAGCACTACGAGGAGAGCGCCACCAACATCGCAGAGAGCGTGGGCGCCAAGCCGGCCGGTAAATTCAGCGATCCACAGGCGGCGGTGTCGACCGAGAAGGCGGGTGAATCCATTCTGGGGCGTACCCGCGAGGAGTCGCGCATTGCGGACGAAAATTTGCGCAGGGCTCTGGAGTTGCGCAGAGGTGCAGCATCGGCTGATCTTGCTTCGAAGGAGGTAGCGGCTGGATCCCACATGGAGGCGCTCAAGCGCGCAGAGGTCGAAAGTCGCAAGGCCGCTGAAGCCGTGATCGACGAAGGCTTCAAGCACATTCAGGGCGATATCGACACCGCCATGAAGGTTGCGAAGGCAGGCGGCAATAGCGGCGACCTCTGGTGGAACGTGGGCGAGAAGCTCAAGGCGGTGAAGCAGGGCATAGCGGCGCGGGCGTCCAAGATGTACGGCGAGGCGGATGCGCTGGCGGGCGATCATTTACCTAATGTTGAGGGGTTATCGGAATCCGCTGCCGATTTTCTTGCGCAATTGCCTGAAGGGTTTGAAGGGCGATACCCTTCGATCGTTAAGCAACTTCGCGATTTGGCGGGGGTGGAGAAACCACCACAACCTCCGAAGCCCATAGTTCAAGATAATCAACCGCGTCCTCCCACAGTGCCAAAATATGATCAGGCTGTGCAGGATCAGTGGTTCGAAAATGAATTGCGTACCAATTTCGGAACAAGTAGCAAAGCACTGGACGCTCAATCGAAATTGAGAGGGACTTCTCCAGATCAAATGCTTGATAGGTTGGCGCAACGACTTCAATTGGAAGCAGAAGCTGCGCGATGGTTAAAACCGCCAGTCAAGCCGACGTTCGGGCAGTTGCATGAGATGCGCTCGATCATTCGTCAGAACATCAACTATCACGACCTCACCCCCGGCATCCGGGAAGGCGTCTATAAGTTCTTTGCCAAGAAGGTGGATGAGATACTGCACGATCCCGAGGCGGTGCCAGCCCTGAAGGACGCATCTCAGGCGTTGAAGTTGGCTGACGCCTTCTATCGCGAAAATATGCGCCCCCTGACCGACAAGAATATTCAGGCGGTGGTGAGTGGGCTGGAGTCGGGGTTGCCGGCCGATCCCAAGAACCTGTTTGACACCTTGGTGAAGGAAGGTCGATCGGACTTGACCAACAAGGTAAAAACATTGGTAGGTCCGAATTTGTGGGCTGGCGTGAAGGCGGCCGACACGCAGGAAATGCTGGATCAGGCCAAGACCCTGGTGCCGGGCCAGATCGATGGCAAGCGTTTCGCCCGGCAGGTGGTAGATCGGGTGCGTTCCGGGATGCTGGAGGCTGTGCACGGCAAGGAGGCATCCGCCAAGCTATTGGAGCAGGCGCAACGTGTCGCCATGCTGGACGGCAAGCTCGACATTTCGGCTCGCCCTGGTGACACCATTACGACCATCATCGGCAAGGCAAGAGCTGCCAAGGAGGCGGCTCAAGCGGCTGCCAAGGCGGATCCCCTCAAAACCTTGAGCAAGGAGATGCAAGGTATCGAGCGGGAATTTGCCGCCGAACGAAAAAAACTGCAAGCGATACGCAGTAACGATCCGCTGGCGTTCCTCTACAAACCGACAACCGGCGCTTCCGAAGCAGTGGATCATATCTTGGGAAAGGAAGACTTGATCTTGGCAGCGGCGAGCAAGTTTGGGGATAAGTCGCCCGAGTTCAACATGCTGCGCCAAGTGTGGGTGCAACGCGTGTTGCAGGGCACGCTGGATCCCGGCAAGAAGCTGGCGGGCGTGTCCGAAGAAGTGCAGCGCATCATGTTCCCTGGTGTGAGCCTTGACCAGATGAAAACGCTTGCCAAGGAGATGGACTTCTTGATGTCGAGTCGCGGCGTAAAGACGACTGCTACTTCGATGGCGGCGGTGTCTAAGGTGGAGCATCCGTGGGCATCCATCCCCGGCGGCAAGTTGGCGGGCAAAGTGCTGCCCGGTTTTGATGCCGGCGGGCGCGCTATGCTCGGGGCGTACTACAAGATGGTGCGCAACCTTTCGAACAACACGGCGCTGCTGCGTTGGATCGAGCGCGGCCTGAAGGGCGATCCGGTAGCGCGTGAGCGCTCGCGGTTGCAGGTAGAGCGCGCCATGCAGATGGGCGGGACCGTCGGGGCGGGGGCAACTGAATCGCTTGAGCAGGTGTCCAACGCACCCGGAGAAGGTCCCTAAATGTTTGAAACCGACATCAAGAACCTGGCTTCCGCTATCGTGGCGCAGGCTCTCAAGGAAGGAACAAGTTTCCAAGATAAGGTGGACGCCTTCAAGGCGGTCACCACCTATTATGGCTTACTGCTGAAGAACCGGGACTCTGCTGACGCGGAGCAAGTTCCTGCTGGGCCTAGCTTCCTGGATTTCAGCGAGGCCGTAGCGGGAGACCAGGATGGCAGAAGCAAAGCGGTTCGAACTGGTTCAGGAAGACGAGCCCGCCCCCGAGCCGACAGCTAGTTCACCACGCGACAGCGTGGCTACCGACTTTCTTCTTTTCTCCCTGCAAGCCCTCTCCAAGCGGACCCTCATTGCCCTCAGTAACCTCTTTTGCTTGCTGACGGTCGGCTCCGTGTTCGTGCTGTTCTACAGCATCGTTCCGTCCCCCAACGCCTTCCAAATCGTCTCCGCCACCATCTACGCCGTTTTCGTCCTGGCGGCGAACGCCATCGTGAGGAGAATGTGATGCGCTTCGTTGCCGCGTTTCTTTTAGGGCTTGTCCTGCTAACAGCGGGACCAGCTCTCGCCCAGCAAGGGCTCCCGCTCACAACCGTGTCGTCGCAGGTGGCTTCTGCCCCGCTGAAGCTGCCGGCCGTTGTGGCGTCCGGCAGATCGGTCGCGAGCTACGGCATTGTTGTTGCTCTCTCGTCCGGGGCAAGCCTGACCTACAGTGTCGAAGTGACGGCGGATCCGAACCCAAGCTCGACCGGAAACTGGGTGGCGCATGACGTGCTCGTCGCCAAGACCGCAAGCGCGGTCAGCAACATCGGCTACCCGATCACCGGCATCCGCCTCAACGTGACGACCTGGGCTTCCGGCACCGCGACCATGGGGGTGGCGCTATGGGGCGAAGTGCCGTGAACTGGAGAGCCTGGGTTGCGAGTGGGCTGATTGCGCTGTGCGCCAGTTTGGCCCTCGCTCAATCCGGTCCGAACGGCGGCATCGCTAAGCTGAACAACGGGATCGCCGGAAAAAACGGTGGAATCTCAGGTTCTACCGCTGGCATCTCCGGCCCTGGCGGGGGCATCTCCGGCC